GCTGGCATGTCTTCGGATCGCACAACTCGGGTCTGACGAGAGCTACCAGAGAACCATTGGACATTAGCCCCATACTGACCAAAGTAATAAATTTGCCCTTGGGTAGCGTTTATGTCCTTTGACGCGACTTTTTGGTAAGCTCCACGCAAGCCAGCGGCATAAACAGCAACGGCAGTAGGGCCAGAAATCCCCACCATCTCCACCTCGGCATACTTGAACTTCTTCCAGTCTCGATTGCCAAAAAAGTGGGTTTTCGTAACCACATACGAGGTAATAGGCATTCCATTGTCGGTCTTTTCATCTCTAAATAGCTCCCACATGCGGTTAACTCCATCATAGTCAACCGAGCAGCAAAACATGCGATCAGCGGTTCCGACCGTTCCCTTGGCAAACTCAACCGGTCTCCAACCCGTCCAAAATCCCGGCCAGGAGTTCAGATTCCAGAAGTTCATTTTTCCCTCAAATGGAGCTTGATCTAGCACATGCAACCGGTTGTTGAGCCTGTCGCCATGGGGCAAAGCAGTAACGAGGTAGTTCTCCAGTGAGCAGGCGCAAGCCATTGATAAGTCGTAACTAAGGTTTGACTTAGAAACAACCATCTCGTTGTCCTGAATAAATAACTGGGAGGAGATGTTGGTGTTTAGTGCAGCGTTCTGGCTAATTAAGCCCTTGGGCGTGAACCACCAGATAAGTCCGTATTGCTGGACCAGAGAGCGAGGAGCGCAGCAGCCCATATTAGGCAGAATCGTGGTCTGGAATCCCTGAGTAGTAGACCACACTGCGCGGTTTTCAACCGACGAAAGCAATAGGACTCCAACGTCTCGGGTGAAGAAAATCACCCCGCTCTTATCAGGGGACTCAATCGCACCCGTGCAAACACCAGGAAGCAAGAAGGATTCGAGGTTAATAAGGTATTGATCTTCGGTAAACTTAAGTGGATTTCCGATGTCGGAAGCGTAGACGTAGGATCCTCTCGAAACCCAGAGACGGTTGTTGGACCAAACCATCCATAGCCCGACCGGGGTTCCGTCGTATCCCGGCAAGGTTGCCACTTCCCCCGTAGAGGTCGGATTGGTGGTCAAGGTGGCCACGGGATTCGCGGTTAGGGTTGGGACAACCAGCGACCCAACGGAAGGCGCTACGAACACCCCGTTACCCGCAGAACCGTTAAGCAGAAACTGGGTAGAACTAACAACTGTCACGTTAAACGTACCATTAGCGTTTGTCGTGCCCTGGACGTTATTAACCGTTACGGTCTCTCCGTTCTGGATGTAGAGCGGGGTCGCGGTAGTTACCATGATCGGCGTCGTGTTGGTCGCGCCTACGATCTGAAGGGTGGTTGAGCTTCCAGAGGACACGAAGTTCCCTGTCCCGGATGAACCATTCAGGCTCAGGTGGGTCGAATCTATGGTTGTGATTGTCCATGAACCGTTTGCTCCGAGGTTTCCAACAATGTCTGAAACTTGAACTTGCTCCCCATCCCCAATGATGATTGGGCTCGTAATCGTGATAACGATAGGGGTGGAGTTGCTGGCCGAGCTAATTCCAACCGATACCGAGTTTCTTGGGCTGGGGGTGGGGTTAAGATGGGCAGAAGTCGTTCCATCCCAATAGGCAGCACGGGCGTTTCCGTCTTGCATCATCATCACACTCTTGGGCGGGCTAAGGGCATACAGAGTGCCGGTTGCATCATAATCTGAAGATTGGACGCATGCCGCCCAAGCAATATACTTGCTGTTCTTATTGAACTGGATATTGGGAAGCTGAGAATATGATACGAACGGGGAGGGGCTCGCATAAACCTTTCCATCAACGCAGAATAGCAGAAATGGGGTTGAACTTCCCAGCGGAGTCCAAAATGTGCAACCCTGGAGATTGCCTGCTGGCAAGTCTAAGCCAGGAAATAGACTTACTGAACCTGGGCGGGTTTGAATCTGGCCACCGCGATTAACGCAATTCAGGGATTCGGGATACTCCCCGGCCACCAATTTTGAAGGTTGCGTAAAACTATCTACACCAAGAAGAAACGAGTCGTCGCCATCAACAAGGATCTGGGCATCCGTAGTCTGCTGCGGAGGTTGTCCTGGGGGCGGTGGCATTCACTTAAGTTTTAGTAGTGGAGATACAACTCGTCTTTCGTGTAGCTACGATCAATACCCTCGCTGAAGATAACTTGCGGGGCATCAAGACCTTTCGGACGAAGCTGGTCGGCTTCGTTGCTAAGCAACCTAACCCCCTCCATCTCGTAAGCCTTAGCTTGATCTATCTGGTTGTCTAGCCGGAATTTAACCGCCTTAACCAAGAGGATTAGCGCCTCCCGGTTATCCATATTGATCCAATCATTGCAACCCCTTACAACTAAGTCCTTACGCTTGTACTTGATGCTGAGGAAAGTACCGTTAGGAACGCGAATGCGGCGATATGCTGGCACCGTCTCCCATGGCTGGTAGTAGCCAATCTGGAGCGCAACGTTCTGGTTGTAGATATTGTTGGCGAAAAGCTGAATATACCCTTGTGTCACATCCTTGATTACCCGATCAATCCGACCTACCGCCGGGCAATTGGGATTGGAGGTCGTAAACCCGTAGGATGTTGGAACCAGGAATCCATCCTGCATGTTTCCATTAGCGTCCGGGGTATAGATCCGCTTGTTGTTAGGGTCCCAACCGAGAATCCTCAAGTTGCAGTTTGAATCAGACGGATTCTCAACCACAGCAGAAACCGAGAAAGGGAATTGCGGATCCTGGTAAGTTACAACCGGACCAAGCTCATCGGTGTACGTCCAGGGTTGAAAGAGTGTGGCACCTGGCCCGTTGGCGTGGAATTGGAACCATTGATCTCGGATTAGGGTGGGTAGTCCGTTATGATTAACCGCAAGAAGCGTTCCCACTTCTGGCGGAAGGGTAATTGTGCCGTTGAAAACCTGAGTTTCAAGTATACCAAGCGTGGCGTCGAAAATTCCCTGGTTATTTCCAAGCCTAACGGCATCGGTTATCCGTCTGAATATGACATCAGGGCTGCATTTTCCGAGCACCAACTTAACTTCATCATACACCTCTGATACAAGCACTTGTGATATTTTAGGTGATTGCGGCCTTGATAACGACAAACTTAAGAACGATAGCTTCACTCAAGCTACCACTGGTAATATTCGTCACGTAGACCGTGCAAGATCCGGCAGCAGGCGTAAATGTAATGCCATAAGAGCCAAGCGTACCTCCAGAGACGTGCTTGATGTCAACAAAGTCATTAGCCCCGATTGAGCTATTCGTGAACGTAAAGCTCGCGGTAGTCGCCGAAGCCAGGGCCGAATTGCTTAAGGTGATATTGCCGCAGGCGGCGTTAAGGGTAACTGCGGTAGACTTGTTGGTGGATTGAGTCTGGGCTCCACCAGCACCAGCGGCGTAGCCAAAACCAGTTGGGGAACTGGTAAGGATGGTGCCCGCTGCTTCAATCGAACCAGAAGAAGTGAGGTTGACGAAATTAGCCGTACCAGTAAACGCAGGAGACGCAGAGAGCACCACAGTACCGGTACCAGTAACGCCAACAACAGCAAGTGTGCCATTAGTCGAGGTTGTCGTAAGTACTCCATTAGTCGTGAGCGCATTGAATTGGGGGATGCCGGTTGCAGAGGCGAAGGTGAGGGAAGCCCCGTAGGACGCAGTTCCAAGAACCAAATTGCTCAGCGCGACCGAGTTAATCGTTGAAGCAGTAACAACCCCTGTAATAGCAACAGTAGAACTAAAGGCTGAAGCGCCAGCAAACGTAACATTGCCCTGGAGGCTGACCGTTCCGGTGGCGGTAATGGATCCAACCGTGAGCAGACCTGTAATCTCTGCGGTAACGGTCTGAACATCCGTAGCCTGAACAAGAGTAACCCCGATGGAAGCTAATCCGCTCGGGGTTGTCGTGTTGGAATAAACGCCTTGGGCGTTCTGATAGACAAGCCCTGGGCTTACTGGAGGGCTTGGGTTGCCGAATCGGCCATACGGAGTGGGCGGAGGGTAGCCCATAGGATTCCAAAAACCCCCACAAAACCCGCCGTTATCGTATGGCCACATTTAGTTATTTTTTACTTGGTATCTTCTCCCATGGGCTCATTTTTAGAAGCCTTTTTCTTGGAAATCTTACTTAGCTCAGATGCCAAACCATCACCAGCATCGCCAGATTCACCCTCGTCCATTGGATGGACGTGATGAATCTCCATCTCCATGGTGTGATGAAACTTACCTTTATCATCCTCCTTGGAGCCCCGACTCAAAACCTTACCCTTGCCGTGGAAATGGAAGTCGCCTTTCGGGAGAGAATCGAAACCCTCATTCTCTCCGCCGCTCTTGCTGGCATAGATGGTGGGATAGCTGACTTTAGGCCCCTTATCTGGTTTATCCATCACAGCCGATGGTTCGGGATACTTGGTCCCAAGATCAATTTTGTCCATAATTATACTTTCAAAAGTCCAACATCCTCAAGGAGATTGATAAGGTCCATCTCGATCTGGTTCGGCTTAGAGCCGCCCGCCTCTTGCTGCTCGGTCACGCCGAAGAGTTCGTCTTGGGTAAGGGGCTTAAACTCGATTTCGTAGGTGGCCTCAAGCATGGCCTTAATTTCAGAATTGAACTGGTCTTGATTCTCGGGCTTGACCTTGTAGGTTTGAGTCTTTTCATTGGTCAATTCTCCTAGCGCACGAATCAGATCGTCACGCTCTTTGGTGTAATCCTCGAAAATAGGGCGGGTTTTACGGATATAGCTGGAGATCCGCATGCGAACGGTGCGAGAGAAGAAGAACTTGTTTACCTTATCAGTCTCGATAAGCTTGGAAAGCGCAATATGCGCGTCGTAAATCTTCTGTACCGTCAATTGATTTGCTTCAGACATTGTTTTATATTGGTTTGTGGTTATACTTTCGGTCTCACACTTGCCAACAACCAGGGAAAAGTCAAGATCATTTCTTCAACCCAAGGAACGCCGCAACCGCAGCAAAGACAGCCGCAAGGGTGGTAATTACCTTGTAAACCGTCTTTACCGACTCCTTATGACCAGCCTCCGCTTGCTCCAGCGCATTTAGTTTTTGGTCGTACTTTAGCATAAAGCTCTTAATGTCCTCGATGTTACCGCCCAGGTAATCAACTTTCTGCTCAAGCCTAGATAAAACAGAGTCAATGGAGTTGCGGTCGTATGCTTCTGCGGTCATTTGCTTAGTTTTTGGGCAGCAATTGTCGCCTTCTGCTTAAGGTGGGTAAGGGGGCTTAGGATGTGGCCGGAAATTTCATGCAGGATCTTCTCGGCTAGTGGACCAATGGCGGTTCCAACCGTTGGAAGAATAAAAACCAGCAGAAACCAGCCTACTGCAATTCCAACCAAAACCTTAAGGAAGAATCTGGCCTTAGCTTCTGCTTGGGCCAGAAACCCTTGCGTCTGTTCTTTAGCCTTGGCATACTCCACAACCTTGGCTGTATCCTGATCTACTAGCTGACTGGCGATCTTGGCTGCGGCATCTTTAGCGTCCAGAGTTGACTTAAGCCCAGGAAGTTGGCCCTTAAGAACGTCACGTTCTGAGGTTGTTTGGACAAGTTGAGCGTCTTTGTCGGCCAAAGCTTTATTTGCAGCCGCTACTTGATCCTGGGCTTTGGATAGAACCCCATCCACGATACCAAGAATCTCCTGGCGTTGGGCGTCAGGAAGGTCGCCAAGGGCCTTGGCAAGCCCGTTGTTGGCTCGGTCGAGTAAAGACAGCCCCAGCACATACTCAGGGCCTTGTTGGGCCACAGGAACGCGCCTAAAAGCATTTGCAGAGCCATATCCCATTTGCTGGCTGTAGGAAACCTGGCTGGTGAACTTTGCGTTAAGATCCTTAATGGCGTTATCGTAGTTGGTCTTGGCTGCGGCTTCATCTTGCAGCGCCTTATCTCGGTCTGTCTGGGCTTGGTGGAGCGCAGCCAAATCGGGAGCGGGAGGCGCTTTGGCGTGGGGATGGTAAAATAGCGCAGCAAGACCGGCTAACCCAGCAGCAATCCAGATAACGACAGGAACCACAAATGCTTGTTTAATAGCTTTCATGTTAGCCCACTTTGAAGAATATCGACTCAAGCTCTGTCTTGCTAAGGGTGGTGATGCCAATTTGGGGATCTAAAAAGTATGAGCCTTTATTGGTCAAAAGTAGGCAAATATCATGAGCTTCGGCAACCAAACCTTTGGAATTGGCGTATTCCACGTCCGTATCTCGCTTATAGCAAATCTCAAATATAGCTAATGCTGGCGCTGGATTTATAGCGTTAAATTGAGTCTTGTTGTACTCCTCTTCGGCCAGCACCCTAAACGATGCCACAAAGTAAACGCAATCAAAGGTAGTGGTCCACCCAGATCCTGTTTGAACGTTATCAATAACACCCTTGGAGAATAGTTCAGACTTGTACCTATCCATAAATCCATCCACCCAATCGTAGTTAACTTCCGCATAGGAAGATGAGTGCATGATTGGAGCCGCAACAACCGCCGAAACAAACCTCGCTACTATATCCGTTGGTTGGAGAACCAGTCCGGACGCAGGGTTAGCGGCTGGAACGACATTAACTTGGGGTTTAGGTTGAGCGGGATTAGACCGCTCTGAACACCCTTGCAACACAAAAATAGCAGCCAGCCAAATCGTAACCAAAACCAACGCGTCCTTTAAGCTTTTCATAGGTTTATATGCCTACTGGAATTTAAGCCTAAAGTCAAGCTTATGAGGGATCGGCTGTCGGGGAGTACCCCGCCGAAGTGGCAATAGCCTGCGCAAAATCCAAGTCTCCATCGACGCCCTCGTCCCAATCATTCTGGTAAACGTCGTCAGGAATCTGAAACCGATACGGAGACGATAGGAGGTTTGGTGGAGTCGCAGAATCGTAGATAGAAAGCTGGGCAGAGCAACAGTTAGACGTTGCGCCAAGCTTTGGCATAAGATGCTCTACAAGGAGCTGTGTTCCTGTGGGATATACGGAAGAAGGCGTAATAGGTACGTAGATCATTATGATTTTACAGTTTGTGTTTTAAGCAACGCATCAGGCTCGCAAAACGGCTACCCAGTTGTAGGTAGAAGTATCTGTGGAGACGCTAGTTACTGCGGCTGATCCTGCACTGACCTTGGCTAATGGTTGATACAGCCCAGGCGTACCGCCTGATGTGACTTCTGAGAACATGATGACACAGTTGGTGGTGATCGCCGTGCTAGTGATCGTGGCCGCTCCAGCAACCAACGTGACAGTGCCGGAGAGGGCATTGCTCCCCCCGGTGATCGTGAGGGTGTTGCCCGCGGTGATGGTGTGCGCGGCGGAGGTGATCGCCCCGCCGAACACGCTCGGCGCGGTGCCGTTGGTGTAGATGGCGTAGTTGGTGCCGCCGCCCGTTTGGTTGGCGACATAGAGGCCGTAAAGGTTGGTTGGAGTCGCACCGGATCCAATCGTTGCCGTTCCAATATTGAGACCGATGACGGCTGCGGGCGTGTAAGATCCAGCCGTCAGTGTCGGTGCGACGTTGATACCGTAAACGGTGTTTGTGCTAACGGAGCTTCCGAACGTCCCGGTCATCGAAAGCCCGTACTGGTTGCCGCTACCAGTGACGATCGTTCCAGCGATGTTTAACATCGCGAAGTTGTTCGGAGCCACTCCCACCCCCAGCGTCGTCCCAACCTGCATGCTCGTTCCAAACGACCCGAGGCCCGACGAATACAAGCTCCCGGTCGTCCCGTTGACCGCGAACACCGAGTTCACGTTGAACGCGCCGCCGGTGACGGAGGTGGTGGCGGTGGCGTTGGTCACGGCAACTGCGTTGGTCGCCTTAGCAACGGTCAGCGCAGTTCCAACACCTCCCTGGTAAATCCGGTACCCGCCATCCGAGACTCCAGCCGATGCCGATGTGATTCCGGTTGCCCAAGTCGTAGTCCCGTCGCTGGATTGAAAACACGCATTGTTTGTCGTCACTCCCCCATTCACAATAATAGCTCCGCCGCCAGATAGCCCATTTACGTTGGCCGTGATCTGGCCTTGATTGGTGACAATGTTACTATTCACCTTCAACTGACCGGATCCGCTGCCGAAGTCGGTCGTGGTTCCGATCAGGACGTTGTTCAGGCCAGTCACCCAAAGCGAAGGCACGCTTCCAGACATGCCCAAACCGAACATATTACCCGTCGATCCAGCGCCAACATATCCAAACTGGAGAAATCCAGAATTGAGGGTAGTTGGGGCAATTCCGTATTGAACATACGGACCCGCGCCCAAGGTGCTTGTCGGTTTGCTGGGAGCCAGGAATTCGGCAATTGGTTGTCCCGCCGTGCTCGTAGTGTTGGCTGTTATGGTGGCAAATCCGTTGGCTGTTTGACCCAACGCAAAGCCGGCCCCATTCGTCCCACCCGCCGCCAACGCCAACCCCCCGCTCCCATTGTCCACCACCGTCGCCCCAAACGGCGTCGTCAGCGTATTGCTGCTGATTAGCCAGGAGGTGTTTAATAGCGTATGAAGCGTGGAGCTATACGTCGCAATCGCGTTGGTGGTTTGGGTTGCCGGACCAGTCACATTGCCACCGTTTGTGGTCGCCGTAATCGTTACGGTTCCAACCCCAGAGGTCGGGCTGATGGAGATACCAGTTCCAGCTACAATAGAAGTTACATAAGCCCCGGAACCCGTTGATGTGTCAATATCTGCGGTATTAGATGCAATCTTTGATAGAAGAACCGGAATGGGGTCGTTAGGAAACGGATATTGAGACATATTTGGAGGTTTTCGGCTAGGGCCTTAAGCGATGGGGATATTGAGTTGATCTATAACTGCGGTATAGTAGCAGATAAGCGAATAGAGGGCGGATTGGGTCTGGCCTACTATTGGCGCGTTAAGACCTGTTATCCCGAGCTTTACGGCAATCTCATACCAGTTCTGGGCAATCTTGAATACGAGCGTCCCTTGGGCGTCGTTGCCTGCTGGATAGAGGGCCATGATCTAGTTGTAAATGGTTACTAAAGTCCCACCCGGAGGAATGCCGGGTAGGACGGAGGAACCACTAACCCAATTAGATCGTCAGGCTGAGGCTGTTCAGCGGATTGGTCGGAGTCAGACCCCAAGCCTGCGGAGCACGCCGGTAGAGGATCGGAATAACGCCGTGAGGACGCCGAGCCTGGAACGCCCGCAAAATCTGGTACAGATGCCAGCCGAAGTCACCCCATTGATTGATATTATCCTCAATGTAATGCCACTTCAACTCACCCATAACAAACTGCGGATCGAACTTCATCGTGCCTTCGCCAACGAAGCGTTCTGGAACCAGACGCCGGAATGTGCCTTTGGAGACCAGGAGGCCTACCTCGTAGTCCGCCGAATTCCAGTCAGGATTCGTCAAATTCTGCACACCGTAATCCGTGACCGTAGAGATCAGGGGTTCGATGTAGATCGGGTTGCCGGAACCGTTCAGCACGTCCGCACGCAGCGGTTGCTGGTCGATGGCAAGCTTCAGACCACGGTAAGGATAGTCGATGAAGGAGTACTTTTTGTAAGCACCCTGAGCGGCCATCTCGTTACCGGTAATCAGCGCACGCAAGTCGCCTTGCACACCGGCCTGATTACGCAGAGACTCGATAATCTCGCTAGAACCGATGAAGACGAAGTATTGACCCGCGCCATCACCGAAGAACTCAGGGCTCAAGTTATCCCGCATATAGTTGCTGAGATAGACCAGGAACTCGTGAGTCAGAGAGCAATCTGGCAGATAACCAGGGAAGTTTACACCCACCTGATTGTAGCCACCGGTCATGATCTGGCTGAGCGAGGTAGCCGTAGAAAGTAGAGTGACCTTGACACCGGAATTGAGAACCAACTGGGAGCGAATGTCAGCCGCGTTCAGCGACTTAACCGCATCCTTAAGGTTCTGTTCGGCAATACGATACGAGTCAATAACCGCAAAACGGCTTTGATTCAGAGCGATGGTAGGACCTTCACCACGCAGAGTGGCGAGTTGGGTCGTAAACACCGTCTGACCGAAGGACGACTTGGGGCCGTTGGTTCCGTCAGCCTGCACCGTGGGCGCAAAGGCGGGAGCAACAAGCGATTGACCAGTCACCAAGCGATTGGTAACGAGCGTCTGGATCTGTTCGCCCATATGGTTAGGCGTGGTCCCGCCGTCAACCAAGTTGGCGTAGGGGTCGTTAAGGGCGATGAAACGCACAGTTTCATTGCGAAGTACATTAACCTGGGCGGCGATGCCTGCGGAATAATCGGCAGGAGTCAGCGTGCCATCAGTATAGAGCTGAGCCATTGAAGAATTTAGTTTGGATTATGGCAGAATCCGTCTGGCTAGAGCCAGACATCAACTGCCGGAAGTGAACTTTACAGGAATACGTGACCTGCCTCGGTTCTCCCGGCGTCGAGAACTAATATCGCCGTGCGAGTATGGGATCGAAAGTGGCTCGCACGATCCCAACCCTATGAGCCACTTGACTAACGCTTTATACTACTTCTAACGAAAGTCAAGAAGTTTTTTCTCCAAGTAGCCTTTTTCTTGCTAACTCAATACCCCTGCCATTCTTTGAGCCATGATGGTAGGCGCAGTTCAAATCAATACCATACAGTGGGTTAGATGGGTCTCGGTAACGTTTCGGCTCCCACAAATAGTCGTCGCCACGCCACGGGTTATCTCCATAACCAAGCCTCCAATCGTTCCATATTAGCTTAGATGGGGTGCAACAAGCGATCAAAACGCCTTTAAAGTAATTATCCCAGGCGTGCTTAGCCGGTGGGTGCATAATGTCAGGACATGCCTTCCAGAAGTTGGTGGACATCACCAAGTTGCCGTTAACGTGCTCCAGCCCCCCATCCCCCCGTTTTGAGTAAGCACCAAGGATCATGCGTTTACCTTCCAGGTACTCTTGATTGATTTCGTCCAGCCAAGTAGCCCGCAATGGAACACCATCGGCCTCAATAAAGAAGATGTGGTCAACTGTCTTCCTGGCTTTGCAGTTTGTCGCAACATGCGTGAAGATGTCACCAACCATCTTGTTGCACCCGCCCGGCCAGCCAGTGACTTGCGTCTTACAAGTGAACTTCTCGGTCGGAAATTTCTGACTCACGTAATCTACTGTGGCGTCATCATGTTGCGTGTCAAACCGTGCGCAGAACATGATCTTCATGTCGTTACGGTAGGTTGGTTGAAGGTCGGCAATGAGCCGAGCCAACGCCATTGCGTGGACCTTATCTCCATTGTTTACGTCACCCCAAAATTGTATGGCGCAGATCATGCTAGTATTTGTTTAATTCTCTGTTTGTTTGCTGGATTGTCAACGCCAACATACGACCACATCTGGCACAGCTTTGGTTTTGGGTGGCCTATCGGGATTTCAGCGTCCTGCTTAAGCATCTCAACGTGCTTTAGTCGCTCTGGCCCGCAATCCACAAAGTGATAGCTATCATGTAGATCGAAATGGGCATATGACCCAAGGGTGTTGAATTCCCCGAAGCCTTGTGGAAAACTGTTTTTTTGCTTAATCACGAAATCCATGAACGGCGTTCTATGCTTAAGCTCAACCATATGCCTCATTCCGCGATATGTCTCTGGAATGTGAATGGCTGGATGGCGGCACATAGCCTCATACTGACAAACGAATGGCAACGCGAACTCCGTTACGCCCTTCCAATCCGCACGTCTGGGGTGGTATCTTGAAACCACATCATATGGCTCAATTACTAACACCGGTTTTCCATCCACAAAGTAATCATCTGGAGTAACTTGTGAACAAAAAAGGCAGTCTGGGTCCATATGAAGGATGTGGGTAGCCTCAGGGTTAATCACATCCGCATAGCACTTCATGGCCAAGTGATGAACAAAGCCTTTTCCAGGGTACTCCATGAATCCCCTTATCCAGACCGGGCAGTTCGGGGTGCCGAATTTCTTCTCCATATACATGAAGTGGGCGGTCTGGTCTTGTGGCACCACAATAATCACCCCGTCAAACCCAGTGGCGTATTTATGAAACGACTGGAGGGAGTAGTCCAACCATTGCAGGTCGCGCAGGAAGGTTACGTAATTTACCCAAACGCTTCTCATTTAGGTGCTTGCCAAGAATTTTCGATCAGTTTGCAGGCGGCGTGAAGCGCCTCTTGGCGCTCTTGACATGCCGGTCCTTCCAGGCGAGAACCGCTCATGGGATCAACCCAGATATAGGCGATGCCTTTCTTGCTTACCTCTTCCTGGATTCGGTAGCCAAGACGCTTTGCAGCCATGCTGATTCTTCCGCACTCTTGGATGGTTTGGATGTTGGGTTCCATTAGATTGCTTCTTGGGTTACTTTGGCGGGACGGCCACGATGACGTTTTGGAGATGCGGCAGGAGCCTTGAACTCCACAAGCGGCAGGGCAGGGAGAACCTTAACTTGCGGCGGGACGAAGACGCCTCCATTCGATCCAGCAGCATCTTCCGCCTGGTAGGTTGCGGAAACGTTCTCGAAGGCATTTACAAGCCCGAGGCTGGAACCATCAAAGTACCGATTGGGCTGCATGTGACGCTTAAACCAAAGGTCGAGCCAGGAGGCCCAAGCGTTGGTGGTAAAATTCAAATCCCCAGGCACATCCTTCAAGATGAACTCAATGATATACCCCTGCATGACAAAAGCGTCTGGAGGGTTGTTTCCGAGCGTTGTAGGGCACTTCAGGCCACCGGCCCAGGCTCGTTGCATCTTGGCGGCATCAACAAAAGCAAAGAGCTTAGATTGGTCCTTGGAAATGTCGATATTGGGCGCGGCGATGATAACTACTCCATCTGGGCCACCTTTGGCTTTGTTGCGGTAGTAGCTTAGGATCTCAACCAATGAGGGGTTTTCGTCCTTGCTACCCAAGAACAGAAATCCAGATGTTTTATCCTCTTCCTTGACGCATGGAGGGCGGATGTTGCCAGCTACGATAACATCTCCAGCTTTGTTGGAGAATCGGGCAATAGCTTCGTTCTGGGCGTCAAGATTGCGTTCTGGAGTAAGCAATGCCTTGGAGTAGATCGTTAGGATGGTTTCGACCTTTACGCGGTCTGGCTTTTTCTGTTGATAAGTCGTTGGTACGTTCATTGGATTTGTGGTTAAGTGGCTATTGTGTTAGATGGCCCATAGGCCGTTTGTCCGATATGCAGGCAAACAAGCCCAGCATCAACATAAGATTTGATTCCGATTTCGGCGGCGCGGCAACCAAAAGAAGCGTCCTCGCCAACGCCGGTTCCTATTTTAGCAAAGTACCCAGTCCATGGGCAACCGTTGTTTGGTTTGCACTCAGGCCATTTGCCAGCATCAATATGCTTTTTCATAGCCTCGATTACCCATCTCTCTATCTTCAGAACTCCTGTTGCAACCCATTGCTCTGGAACGAGTCCGTCGTTTTTGTAAGAATGGTATTCTCGGTTTTTAAGGTTGCTTGAGAACCCGCCAGAACATTGGGCTCTGCCTGCGCGATGACGACCAAAGTACAACCCACCCACGATGCCTTTGTCGCGTCCATGGGACATAATGCGGCTAATGGCAATGCGAGAAGCCAACTTAGATGGAACCCTGGCATCGCAGCGGGTATTGAAGAACCATTCATTGCCGCACGGAAGAATCATATCATCATCCACCATTAGGAAAGTCTCGGCGTCCGTCTTCATAGCCCTATCAATTAAAATTGAACGAGCCTCGTCGATCAAGGTTTGGTCCTCATAGTCGATTGCGATCTTATCGGCCCCATACCGTGCGTAATTTGCGAATAGCGAATAGTGGGTACGGGGGTGGCCGGACTTATACCAGGGCAGAAGGATCATTAACTTACGACCCTCCCACATGGTCAGGGATTCTGCCTCTGACGCCGGAAGTGCTAAATCGGACCCATCCAAAACCCTCTGGATAGCCTCGGCAGATGGATCGCGTTTACCCGTCTGCCAGTTGCTTACGGTTCCATAGGAGACCCCGAAGTATTCGGATGCCGACTTGGTTCCCAATTCCGCGATTTTGTCGCGGACGAGCTTTTTAACGTCAAAACTCATTACTCTTCGTCAGGAATGTTGGTCAGAATCTCGCTACGACTAACCTGACCTGATGCCAGGGCATTAAGCGTATCCTCCAGGCTAGTGAACTTCTTAACCGAACCAGAGTTGGTGGACGCCGGATCGCCATTCTGGCCAATCTTTCCGCCCTTGCTCACGGTACGAGAGGCTCCACGAAACTTGTCGATCTCGGTAGCTTTCTTCGCCAACTCAGCTTTGACGGTAGCGAGTTCAGCCAATAGCTTCTGGTTCTGGCGGCGCTCTTGGTAATACTTAACCGAGTCAAGGTTTATCTGAATAGCGTCCTCAAATGTCTTAACCGCCAAAGACTTACGGAGAAGCGTCCGAAGCTGAGCCGAGTACTTATTGTCATCCTCGATCTCTTTCTTCTGAGCCGCAGTTGCGGTTTCCGGGATTGCGCGTTCCTTGAGCCAGTCTGTCTTCTCCTCGGTTTCCTTAACCCACTTGTCGATATTCTCTCGGGCCGTCTTTACCTGATTATCGTAGATTTCTTTCTGCTTGATTTGGGCCTCATCCTTTTCCTTGAAGTACTTAACCGCATTCTGCTGCTGCTCCTTGAAGTAGCGATCCCTGTCGCGAGCGGTCTGAATTTGCTCAATAGCAGCAGCCTCAATCTCTTGGCGAGAACCAAGCGGAAGCGATTGGATGATCTGGTCAGCCAGCTTTGCGGCAGTGGTATTGGTACCGTCCGTCAAGGTAACAGCCAGGCTCGACTTGGAGAACTTATTCCATCCACCTTCCTGCTTAATAAGGTTCAAAAGTCCGTCTCCCGCCTGTCTATCCTTAAGTGTCTTAACGATAGACTCTTCGGACGATTCAATTCGGGTGTCAAACTTGGTCTTAACTTCTGGGTCTTTCTCAAGCTCGTAACGGCGACGGAACATCGCCAACTCGTCTAGTTGGGTCTTGATCTGATCGTTGGTTGTGGGATCAACCGTCTTTACCTTCTCAAGTTCTGTCTGAAGTTCTTTGAGCTTCAAATCACGCGCCTCAAGCTCCTTCTTGGTGTTAGCCTCGGATTGGGTAACTTTATCAATGCGCGTCAGGAGGGTTTTGATCCTTTTTACGGTAAGTGGCTTATCGTGAGGAAGGGGCTGGAGTTGGTCCTCAGGAACCTCATCCTCCGGCTTGGCTTTTTCCTCTGGCTTAGCCTCCTTCTTTTCGGGCTCTATCTTCTTCTCGGGCTCGCCACGGACGATTTCGTCCGACTCTTTCTTTTCCTGGGACTTGTTGAGTTGCTTCTCCAGATCAGTCGGCTCTTCCTTGACCTCTGGTTCCGTCTTTTCTGGCTCGGTTTTCTCCGGTTCGGTATGCTCGGGCTCCTTGGCAATCTCTTCGATCACCTCACGGGCAGATTTCCCATCGCCCTTGCCATCAGCAATCTTACTAAAGATGTCGGCTAGGGATGAATTCTTTTCCAGATCGTTCCCGTTGTCAATAACGTCGCGGGTTGGCTCTTTTACGGTTGTCTCTACAGATGTATCGGGCATAGTGGTTTGTGGTTAAATTATGGGTTATCGGCACGCTGCTCGGAAGCTTCTTCTCGCGGCGTAATCTCCGAAATCCGGTTTAGGGCAATCTTGTATCCCTCGGCTACTCCAGCGTCGAACACCATTTGATGAACGTCGCCCCTACCTACGCTGGGCACGTTCTCGCGAAGGTGGAGCATTAATTCCATCCCGTACTCTGAACTCAGCCACTTACGGGTCTGGATTTGTGTGATCTTCCTTAAGGTTTCCATTTGGGTTAGATGGCTGGAGGTTTATTGCTGCTGAGGCGGAGGAGCGGCTTGCTGCGGTTGTTGGCCTGGTTGAGGTTGACCGCCAGCTTGAGCTGCGAGCAATTGTTGATGCTGGGCCGCAATCTGGTCCCGCTGCTGAATGTGTTGGAGTAACTTCTCCATCTCGGCTATCTTAGATTTCTCCGGGTTGATTTGATCGTCTGGAATCCCTTTCTTAGCAACACCTTGCGTGTAGTGGGCGGCGTAATGCTGAAGCATGGCTTGTGATCCAGCCGTCCTGGATTGAGGATTCATCAACATCTGGTGCAGAACCGGAGATAGGGTTTGCATGTGAACCCAATCGTTGTCCTTCGGAAGAATTGGGACCGGATTTCCAAATCCAAGAGAGGTTGTCTCAAGAATTTGCTGACGTTGAGCTTCGATAGATTGAGATTGATCGCCTGCCGGATTAACGATAGACTTAACAAATGTCTCATCTCCAGCACCTTCTGCCATAACACGAGCAACCTCATTCTGATTAAAGAGTGGGTTATTCATTACGGTATGAGCAAACATTGCCCGCTGCTGGGCCTTGGCCTCTGTAAAGTCGCTAACCGTCTTTGCCGGAACGCTTTCAATCAACATCTGCATCTCTTCAGCGTTCAACTTGGTGGTTAACTTGGCCTGAACCGCCTTTGACCACTTACTAGGGCTGTTGGGGTTGCAAAGCCGCTTAGTAATCTGATGGATGAATGGAGCCCACTGGATTAGGCAGTTCTCGATCATGTCCTCCTGAAGCTCCTTCTCTTGCGCAAGGGCCGCATTGATCTGGGCGGCTTTGATGTCAGAAGGTTGGGTCGGGATTGGAGGAACGAAAGCTCCAATCTTCTGCTGAGCTAGCTGGGTGAGTTTAGCATCCAACTGCTCATAGCCTTGAATTTCGACCGGCATACCAGCAGTATTGCCTGCAAACTGAGCCCCGCTAACAATCACCATCTGGTCGTTGATGGTAAGTTTTACATCGTTAATATTCTTTGCATCAGTAACTTGCGCCTTGATTTTGTTGGTCAATCGCATGTTGTCGATTGAATCGCAACGAATCTTCTCTACCTGGGCGGCTAGGTCATAAAGAATCTGGCCAGCGCCCCATGAGCCATGAATAGTTCCGTCTCCAAAATCGAACACAAACGTACTCTGAACATCGAACATAGAATCGAACTGATCCTCGTTCTTGTAGAGCATCCGGTTGTCGCCCTTGGCTTTGGAGGGGGATTTAGCATCTCCGTCTCCGATAGCGGCACCACGGTCGGAAACCATGATGTAGTGAGAAACCTTTCCGGTAGTCTCTTTACTGAAGAGATGGTAGGTTCTAATAACCTTGGCACCCTTGGTATAGGTATAGGCCCAGGTAGCCTGGCGAATAAGCTCCTCATACGTTCTGGCGTTGGGATAGGTGGCGTCTGCTGGCGGAGGAAGTGCCGAATTGATCGCATCAATCGCGTTACCCTCGTTCCACTCGTCCCGCCCGGCTTCTTTAGCGGCCTTTAGAAGGTCAAGGAGTTCGTTAGGACGGTAATCGTACTTAACCATGAAGAACGCTGGTTCATCCATGATTTCCGTACCTTGTGGAACGAACGCCCGATCCATGCGCTGAAGCGACGGCCAGGGTTCATATTCGTCAAACCAGCAGTTAAAAGCAAATCCGAAAGTGCCAAACTCCCGACACAAACCACGAATATAAAAATTGAACTTAGGCCATGATCTGATTGCATCGGTTATGGTTTGACGGAAGTGTTGGGTTTTGGCTGCACCATCAGGCCAGTCCGCAGGAAGCTCCGCAGCTGTAAGGTACTTAGCTGACTTGATAGGCATGAATAGACGAGGGACGATCTTCCTGCACTCGGTCGCCAAGAAACCGGTAGAGATGTTTGTCTTCCATCCCTTTGCGTTATTATCCAGCTTTCGCTGGTTGTAGGGGCGCTCGCCATTTAGCTTTGCCGTGATCCTGGCTGAATTGAGAATGCCCTTTTTCCAGTCATTAACCAGGGTCTCGCAAACCGAGAACGCCTGGTCGGTGGATTCGATTACACGATTCTCAACCTCAAGATTGCTACTTACATCAGGGGTCGAACCGACTGAATCGCTTAGTACGTTATTCGGGAACCCTTGAGTCGTTGTTTGCGGCATTCAGTTCGTTTTTGACCTTTTGTAGGAATAAAACGTCTATTGGTACTTTATTGAAAAGTCAATCACAATACTTCAAAATGGCTTTTTTGGCCGGAAATAAGGCAAACATTGATTAGGTTGAGTGTGGAATTGGGTCGAATCGCGGTGAAACCAAACCTTGCATTCCGCCTCTTCCCCCTCTCCAAACCGTTGCTTATCCAAGACCGCCTTACCGTCTGGCTCATCCTCCCACTTCTTGATCTCTTCTACGTTCGGAATTATCTCGGCACGAAGTTCGTCTAACTTCCTCTTCTTAAGCTTGTTGCGCCACCAAATGATTACATTAAACGCCCCATTGGTAATATCGGAAGATCCGGCCACATCCGACTTAGTTGGGACCGATAACTCGTTGCCATTTGATGTTTTACGCGAGTGGGCAACCAGGATCACATGGCATCCCGTATTGTTACAGAATGTCGTTAGGCAATCCGTAAACTCACGTTGAGCACCCCAATCCTCGGAACTCATCCCGCACTTGAATAGCGAGTCGATCACAATCACGTTAACTCCATGGCGCTTCCTTGCGTATTCCATAGCTGTAATCAACCGCTTTGTGTTGACGGTTCCAATGCAATCCAGGAAGAACATGGACTCATTCAACCACTCTACGCATCCTTCAATATCTTCCTTTGGTGAAACCTTCTTGCCTAGAGCACAGCGGGTCATGTTGTAGAGCGTTAAACCTGGCTTGATTTCAAGGGACGCATCCATGATCTTGAGTCCTTGACTAACCAAATGCAGCATTAACTGGTTGAGTGCCACGGTGTTGTGTGTTGGTATCATAGCGGTTGAGCACAGGTACAGGTGGCTAGGGGAATCCACCTGGATGCACCTAACAGGAACAGAGTCAACAGGAATAACTGAAACGATATATCGGTACATGGCGCTCGATCCAATCTTCGGCTTCATGCGATCAAGCTTTCTTTGCAATCGGAATACCGGCATTGATGGACTAAAGTGTATTCTGTATTTAGTTCCACATTTTTTTCCGTTAACGGATGCTATTCCGGTGGTTACAGTGCAACGCATACCCAAGCTAAGGATAAGCTCACGAACCCCGCTCGCTAGGCCCGGCAGCATTGACGTAAACTCACATTGACCATTAGACCCAATAAATCCGTCAGTATCCATAAGTCCCTGCAATAAAGACAGTCTTTGGTTTATTGACGATCTAAGATACCACTCGGGAATATGCTTTTTACCGATAACCCCAGCATCCCTTAAACCAGGCATAAGCCCACCGATCCCATATGCGGGACACGAGCCTTCGCGCATAAGGTTCTGCTTATTAACAGTGAATCCAGCATCAGAAAATTGCTGAATAATTTGTTCATCTCCGTTTCCACAAAACACAACAGCGTTATATGAGCTACCATCTCCGATCCACGCCCCAAGGCAGTATGGATCAACCGGAACTGAAACATCATCAATCGCTAGCGCCTTGGCTACCGGAATACCATGCTTGTGGCGGCCCCGAGATGCCCAGCGGTCCTCGATTAATGTTTTTGAAATTTCCTCGGTCGTAACTACTGATGGTTTGATCGAACGAGCCATTTGCGACAAGTTCTTGGTTTTTCTTACACGAGTTTTAGACCTGGCCGCTGAATTTCTGGCGTGAGGCGTCCACGTCTCCCACAAGTGGTCGGCGTCTGCAATAATCTTGGTTCCGTCGGAAAACTCCACAGAATAGCACTTTCTATCATACTGAACCGGGGTTGCGAACACCACCTTGCACGGCTTTCCGTTCTCATCGAAAACCTTATCTCCAGGCATAAGGCTACCCATGTCAGACCACCCAGTTGGTGTAGGAATTGGCGTGTCTAGTGCTAGGGCCTTACCAGATCCAGAGAATCCAGATAAAATAGAGAACTCAGCCTGACGAACCCGCCACGGAAGCGCCGGATACCATGGCGTGTCCCAACCGCGAGTTTCCCAAGTTGTGTTGTAGTAGTCCATCACCTCTGCGGTGTACTCACCGGGGCGTTTGATCTCGTCCAACTCGATCTGCTTGGCTGAGGCCAGCAACTTGGCCATATCTGCAAACTTCATTCCGGAAACCAAGCATTCGTTGGCGTCCTTCTTAGGTAGGGAGACGATATAGCAGCGATGAAGGCCGAGGCGTTTGCAGATTTCCTGGGCGCAAGTCTTGCCGGGATCGTCCATATCGGTTGAGACATAGATCCGCTCAAAGCGCGTCAACCAGTCCCAATCAACGTCTACCCATTCAAAATCGCTTACTCCGTTTGGGATTGAAACGGCAGGAATCCCCCAAGAGTTCCAGGATAGCGCATCAAACTCTCCTTCTGCAATAACCAGGTCTCTAATGTCGTCAGAGATGAGGTTCTTTCCGTACAGGCAGCGTTTCGTACCCTTGGTGGCATGGATCTCCTTCTTGCCGGTTGGGCGGTCCACCTTGACGTATTTGCGGTGAACTACAACCCACTTCTTGGATTCGTCGTCGAACTCGTAAAACGGCAATACAACCTCTTCGCCGTTCTCAGTCTCGCACACCTTGGCAGTAGCTAAAACGATTGGGTCTAGCTTCCGCTCGCAGCAAAGGTAGTCCATAACCTTTGTGTTGGGTTCGGCAAGGCGAACGGAGTCTCTTGTTGGCCGCGTCCATTCCTTGTTCTTGTGGCGGTGGATACCGAACTCCTCTTCCTTCACTCCCAACCACTCCTTGGACTCTTTGATTGCATCTACGAACGATAGCTTGCGGGCCTGCTTCCAAAGCCAAAGCGCAGTGCCGCCCTTATCTTCTGGATTGGCAAAATCCTTAAACCTTCCAGCCCTAGATCCTCCAAGGGTTATTTGGAGGGATTCCCCAGCCGACCCATCCATCCCGCCAACGACAAACTCTCCTCCACGTACCTTCCCGTTTGGGAAAAGGTAGGCGCAGACTTCAGGAAGCCTGTCGTTAAGTAGTCTATTAAGTTCATGCGCATCAATCATTTTTGTCCTTGAGTTTCGAAAACCAGCAGTAGTCAAATTTTCCCTCAGCCTTTGAAAAAGATTCTGGATGTTCCAGCATCGTAAAAACCCCCAAATCAGCACCATGGTAGGCGCAGAATCCTAAGTAATCCGGTACATCAATACCACGTCTAAGCATAAAAGCCCTCCGAGTCAATTCAAGAGACTCTAGTGATTTGACCCAGTTTCTCTTCCTGTTGAATTTGCAGTCCTTACACACTTCCCAGCGTTCCTTGGCCTCCCTAAGCGGTATGAGGTTTTTGGGCGGGTTTTTCCAGGTAGCATGCAGCCAAGAGCGCCATAGCGTATAGCGTGCGCTTTCCTCGCCCTGAGACTGGTCCTCTGACCGCTGGACCAGGTAGGGCCACTTGGTTTGGTAGTAGGCTAAAATATCTTGCAAAGGATTGCCCAGGATAAGCCCATTATTGACACGAAAATCAGTTAGTTTTTGTGTCAATTCCTCAAGCGTGTCCTCCTGCATGGTCACGCCTCGCTCGGTGAAGTGGTGCCCACCGAACGGTTGCCGCTGGCAGTTGGGGTTGTACTCCAGCTTCATTGGTCACTCTTTCCATCTTCGCTGATCGAGTCCGACACATCAACGTTCTGCATGCTTCCAACCGATTGCCAGCGGATCTTTCCCTCATTATCCTTATCCTTGATTCTCTTCACGTCAGCTTGCTCAACAAGGCCAGGAAGCACATCTGATTGCTTACGAACAATATGGACAAGCATAACAAAACTATCTGCTTCGTCTGGGCTGGATTTATTTCTGGATTTATATTCCTCTTTGGATTCAACTTTGATTCCGTTCTTTCCGTTCCTATACCGCCTCGCCGTAAGTTGGGTGTGGATTGGATTGGTTGGAATGATAGGGTTAATTAAGATAGCCTTACAGCTAGGATCTATCCAGCGCCGAAAAGCCCACCACATTTCTGACATGACTCCATCAACCTGGGCATCGGCACCTTCCTGGTCCTCTGCTAGGATCTTTCTTTCGGTTGCCTTCTGGTTCCAGGCAATGCCGAGAACCTCGCCGAAAACTTTTACTAGATGCCCATGGACGCCGAAGCCGTAGCCCGTGCTATCGACGGCCAGGTTCTCTGGGTTTATTCCGAGCATTTTGCACTTTCCTATAATCTCTTCAGCCATGACAACCGTGTTGTCTGACTTCATCATGGGAAAAATCTGATCTATTTGCAGAACGTGACGGGGGCGATCTTTTGCGATGTTGAGCCTGTCCTTAAACGTATGAGACAATCCTTGGTGATCCCTCCAGCCAGAAGCCAGTCCCCATCTGCCAACTGCCATTTGGGCGCTATCTTGCCCCATGAAGGCTAAGTCAACCGCACCAAATATTACTGGGTTTTCCACAAACACAACCTCACCCCTCGCGGTCTGCGGCCAGGTTGGGGGAACTACCGTCCAAACCGACCCCTTCATTGGTGGGAATCCACGGGCAAAGCAACTATAGGCCGCAGAGCTATCTCCACCGGCCTTTAGGTATCCCATAAAGCCCTCGTAGGTTTGTAGGCCAGGAAATACTACTTTTTTTTGCTTTACGTTCTCGCACAAAGCAGCGTCCAATCTGCACACTAGCCATCCTGATTTCGCCACATAGTCGTACAAACGATCCATGTCATCTGGGTCCCATCCGTCGGGCGGCTCGGCTAGCTGAACGGCATGACAGGTGGTGTTCTCTGGGTTGAATGCACAAGCGATCTTAACCAAGTCAGCCCCACTCACTGAGGCAACCAGGGAATTCATGTCCTGAAAAGGGCCTCCAGGGATGTTCTGACTCTCATCTAGCAGAACCCTAAGTCTCGACATAAGACCGAATTGCGGATGCTTCACAGCCCGCACCGGCTGGGATTTATAGCCTTTGAGTTGGCCTGAAGTTTCTTGTGATTGCTTGAAAGGAATTCCGGCAATACCAAATCCGTATCCGGCCTCTTTGATACCCAGCCAAAGATCAGAGTCGCGGATCTGAATGTCGTATTGGGTTGGGATAGCTAGAGACTTTACCTTGGTCGCAACGTGAGCGAAAAGCTGCTTGCGGAGTTGATCTTCGTTAACGGCAGCTAGCTTGACCGAAGTGTAGAATGGATCACGTAAGTAGTCTAATAGCATCCAAATACCAGAATTATAGCTATTATGGGTAACAGTGAAGTCCCCAAGCAAAAACCTATGGTTTCCATCAACAGCAAACCCAAAGTACTCGCCAACCCCGATACTCTCTGGCTTTATTCCAACATTAGTAAGCTCCTTATTGCTAGTTGATTCAACGGCATGTTTCTCTAGGGTTGGTATTTCGGTTATTCCTCGACCACTTATCTGAACATGCCAATATATCGCAGAAAAACCTATAGATTTTATGCCACATCGTTTTGGGTAAACAACGGCCGAAAAGCCAAGGCTTCTAACTAGCCATTTAACCTGTTCAGCTAGGGATCGAAATTTAGAAACAAATCCATAACCTGTCCGACATGATACCCACCCATCGCTATCAATAAGTCCAGCCAGCAGTTTAAGCCTTACCTCTCTTGAGTTAATGAGATATTCGCTCCTGATGAACTTCTCTTTTTTCTCCTGAATTACTGATGATCTAATGAATTTAAGAAACGGATTACATGCACCACCTTTATGCGACTTAAGTCGGGCGCAATACATTTGGCAGCTTTTCTCCTTATACCCCACATACACTCTCATTCCAATGGACTCAAAATACTCGCACCACCGATCAGACATTGGCCCCTTCGTGGTGTGCAGAGACGCCACATCCGTACCGCCGTCGCCCAGCCATGATCCATAAACATACGGATCATATTCGACCGGCTTTTCCGGAAAAACAACCCCAACGTGAAACTGCTTAAGGATATTTTTCCTTGATCTTCCCTTTGCCAAATATTCTTCAATCGGTATGTCAATGATGTTACCCCTAAACGTAACCTTGCTTGGTTTTCCGCTGTTTCCACAATTCTTTGTAGATGAAACCTTTAATGTCAAAACATGATTACCATTGCATGTCCAGGAATCGCCACGCTCAGGAACTACGCGATACATATTTCCAATTCCATGGCTGGTCTGCAACACATTCCTTGGCAGTGAATCATCACCCATAAGCACATCGCCTACCTTAATATCTTTCGCTTGCTTGCATGAACCATTAAACATCAACACATTAACCTCTGGCCCTAGGCATTTTCCCATACTGCTCGAACCCATAAAAAGTATCTTGGACGACTTGTGCATAGCCGTAAATGCACGCTGGGTGGATTCAGCCTCGGTTACAAACGCTTCCCCCCACTGAAGGGCGGCTGCCAATAAATATTGGTCGTGTTCGAGTAGGTATTGGAATAGCCCGCGACAAATCCCCACCGCCTGATTTCTGGTTTTGGCGCAGCCGGTGTTATCCAGCAACCTTAAAACCTCGTTGCCAGCATCAATCCAGCTTGAGTTAGCGACCAGGGCGTTAATCCTGTTTGTTTCCTGGATTGTCATTTGCCTTTGGTACTTCTGGAATCTTATTTAATGCACTAAAGTCGATGTCGGTTGGCGGAGCTTCTTGTACTACTTTCATCGTATCTAATACCTCTCCCTTGGCATAAGCTGCTCCGCACATCTCCGCAAGGACCTTGCCAGCTTCGATAAGATCCTTAAGCTCTTTGGGTGAGAACTTTACGTCATCGTCGTTGAACTTGCGCAGGCCCTTTTGAAAGATATGGCGCATGTGGCATGCTACAACCTTGCCCATGAAGTCGTTCTCTGACGCGCTGCCAGCCACCCTAACGTCCTCACCGGCTAGGTTGAGGACGACGGATTGCGGAGTCAGTTTTTCAACTGCGAGAACTTCTCTTTCTTTCTTGGCCATTGGGTTACTTTTTAAGCAGGTAGCTTAGGGTCTTGACGGTTGCCAGAACCTGGCTCTGAAAGTCTTCCCTGGAATACACATTTGAGATATACCCTTGGATTAGCTCGTTGCTTACACCCGACTCTGAAGCATGGGAGGGGTTAACGCATGCGGTTGATGGATTGCTGATCTTGATTACGATACCACCCATCTCTCGGATAGCCTTGGCTTCGTTGTCAAAGCGGCAGTCGTCTATTACAACCCCATCATACCCAAGCTCATTAAATCCAAACTCGATGCGACGCCGCATGAGATCGACCCAGATAGAGTCAGAAGCAAGCTTGCGTCCCCACTCAGTTCCCAAGGTCTGCATTAACTCTCGCGGAGTCTTTCCTAGCCACTCGATCTTCCGTTTCTTGCCTTCTGGTGTGAAATCGGAAGCTTCAAGGCCGATGCAACGCAGCATGTCTCGCAAAGGCTCCGCAAAGCTCATTCTACGCCACTTGTAGGTGTTTTGAAGGGCTTCGGCTGCCGTTGACTTGCCTGAGCCCATGTTGCCCGTAAAAGCGATAATTGGCTTCATTTTGTTAGTTTCTCAAATTCCTTCAAAAACAGATGCTCTGCCAACCAGCCTTCCCAAATATGGATATTGGTAGGAAGGGGATCTACACCGATACCCCAATCAGCCAACTCCACGTCGTTAAGCTTCATTACGTCCCTGGCCTCAGTTACCAGCATGAGGTTGTCGGCTTGCTTGATCCTGGGATCTGAGAAGTCACAACCAAACTTCTTGCCGATAATAAGCTCCAGCTTGTGCTCAAGCCTCTTGTACTCTGGCAAGATGGCCTTCACGGGGCGCGGAACGTCCACGTAATAAGCTTCCGTCGCATCGTGCAGCAATCCAGCCAACATGAGTTCTGGTGGAAGCAATCTTGCAACCAGGACGGAATGCTGAGCAACCGAGTAGGGGTAAACCGAATGGCCCCCAAACCGGCATAAGTTGCTGAGCGCGTGGGCAATATCCTCAATGCAAATGTCGTCAGGCGACACGTCAAGCGGGTAGAACCGCTTTTTTGAAAAGGTCAGCATCCAGCCACCAACCTTAGGTTCCATTGTTTCCATTTGTGGTTACCCCTAAACTAACGATTAACTCATTTCCTTTAACTGATGCAACCGATAGGCCATATATTCCTTAAATGCCGTATCCGACACTTGGTAGTACTTTTTGGCAGTGCGGCTGAAAAATTGATGCTGGCGGGTGCCGGTTGAGGTGACACGAAGCTTCTCATGCTGAACGTCCGTAGAACCCGTGAAAGGACAACTCCACTTCTCTCCGCCGTTCAGAACACCCACATGGGTTTTTGGCTTGGTGCAACCTTGCAACTTCAGAAACACCTTCTCCAAAAGATCAATGTCTCGGGCGCAGTAGGTGCACATTTTACCCAGGGCCTTCTGGCTCTTATGGAGAACAATATCCTTCCAAAGGTCAAAATCAGTCTTGATCTTTTTTCCGAATCCAAGAACCTCACCCAGGTAATCAAGCTTGTTGGAGTTGAAGTAGAAGTACTTTGAGGCCCATGCCTTGGTATCAACCGTCTTCAAGAGCGGCAAGGGATCTAACCCTAGAATCAAGCAGCGAGCCCTAATCCAAGGTAAGTCGAAGCGGTCTAGGTAGTGTCCAACTATTTCATCAGCTTCCTTGGCAACTTCCAGAAATGCTTCCAACATCTTCCTGTCGTCTTGGTCCTTATCCCAGCGCAGGATTTGCACCTTCTTATCTCCCTCAAACTTATACCCGATGCAGATAATCTTTCTCTCCTTGATGATGTTATCGTGAGCGATATTAATGTCGTATCCGCATCTCCAACTAAGCACCACGTTGGGGCTAGTCTCAATGTCTGCGAATAACCGTCTAAACTTACTTACAACCGCCTTTGTTTGTGCCATTGTGGGAAGACCTATTGCAGGTTCTGGTCTGAGAGTCAATCTCAAATTCAACCACCTTAACCTGAGCAACCGGGTTCTGATTTTGCTTATCTCCTGGTTGTCGGTTTTCTCTACCCTCTCTGTCTACTATACTCTATAGTTGACTCGCTTGCGCATTGCCGGAGGCAAGTGCTAGCGCAGTCCTTCGGGTTAACCTTGATTTAACCAGTTGCTCCGCAATTCATGGTTGGTTCATTTGTCTTGTTTTTCTGAAGACTACCTAAATTAGGTAGGCTGAAGAAAGACTCTCTTTCTAAGCGCCGGAACCCTAAGGTTCCAAGCTCTGAACCCTTAACTGCATTAAGGGGGATGGGGGGAAATCTGAAAAAAGTCAATACTAAATAGGTAATCATAACTCAACTACCAGTAACCTGGTTACTTACACACGAAGATATTCTGGTGTGCAGGAAGTCGCAATGGCGGATTAGGATGCCTAAAGCGGTCTTATCGGGGATGGTTGAAGCCAATCCCCAATTGCCGGTTGCGGGGTCATGGACGCAGATCAGCACGTTATGCCCGTCGTTCTCAAGCTTCAGGCCATCCAGTTGGGATTGAGCCCGAACCTTCATGTAAGCCAAAGCCTCAGATGTTTCGTCCATTGAGCGTGCTTTTGTCCTGCTCGGTGTAGGTCTTGCGGGAAGGCACCATGCTTGCCGGACGGGGGTCCAGCCGCAGTTCTGGCTTGGTTCCAGGCAGTTTGCGCCCGAATTGATCCCTGGGATAGTCCCGATCCATCGAAGCCGCCACAGAGGCATGTTCCGGGGCTACGTTCCTCATCCACTCGGGAGTCTTTTCCCAACCCGGTGGGTCATAGGGGTTATCTTGAAACTTAGGTTTGTTGGTCGCCATATAATTGGTTTTATCGACCCAACAACTAAACCTAACCTACCTGCTAAGCAAGCTTAAAGCAGATGGGCAGGGACCTTCTTGGTCTTGGAAGCAATCAAGGTAGGTGGCTCGAAATGGTTGGCAACCGCCCAGCTGCAATCACCCAACATGGGGCCGATAGCCGGGATATTTTCGTTCCAATAATCATGGACCACCACAAAGTCGCACTTATCAATCAAAGCCTTAAAGCTCTTGGCTCGCCGAGCCCCACCAGGAGACTCGTCAATAAACCCAACTCCATACCTAGTCGGAAGTTGATAGCCAGCAACAACCTCCTTTAACGAAGCGTCGTAGTCTCCGTCAAAGAACAGATGACTACCATTCACGTTGAATTTTTCAACAAACCCATCCATCCATGCCTGGCAATCCTCCAATGACACCATAACCCCTCCAGAAGCCAAAACAAGGGCATGTAGGGCGGGGGTCGAGAAGTGACCAATCCCTACCTCAACCAGATTCTTATTGTCGGTTGAAGCGTAGCATGCCAGAAGGGGTGCCAGCCAGGAGGACCATTTAACCTCAGGTTCGTTGGTGTGGTGAATGTTCATGAAAATTGGAGCCCACAGACGGAATCGAACCTACAACCTTCTCTTTACAAAAGAGATGCTCTACCAATTGAGCTATGCGGGCAAAGTTTGAATTAGGTATGGTCAATCTAAACTGACCCGAGAAGCCCCCAGGATAGATTTCGGACTATCCGCCGATTGCTCATCCTCGCGTGGGTTGCATTGTTCAGTTTGCCACATCGAGAAGGTAGTTGCGCACCAACTTTAGATACCCAAATCAAATCTTAAACTTAGGCATAGCCATGGGCTTGCCAATCTTAGGCGCAGAAACGGTTGAGATAGGGGATTTAGATCCACCCAACTGACTACCAGCCATAGGCAAGGTAATCCCTTTTTGTCCAGCAAGGCGATGGCGGGCTTCCTCAAAGGAAACCCCCGGCAAAGCACCTGCTGAACTTTCTGCGATCTTAGCCACCTTAGTCGGTGTAGCCGGTCCGTTGCGTCTTGGCCAAGTTCTCCTGACTCATATCGGGCTCAGGAACGCATTGGTTGTACTCGCGAGGACACGAGTTGTTGTTGGCGTCAGGAAAGGCCCGGCTCATGTTGAGCAAGGTCTCAGCCGACGTAGCGGTAATATCCCGGTCTGAGATATTGGTATCGTGATTGCCTTTAGGGGTCGGCATAGCAATTACTTCTTAACTTCCGTGGCGACCTTCTGGGCCTGAACAGCAGCCTTAACGGTGTCGGCCTGGATCTTGGGATTCTTGCGAATCACCAGGGCATAACCAATCGCACCGAGAATAGCACCAACGATAAACGTGATAACGTAAGACATGATTTGATTTATTGAACTTGAAAGTGGTCAGCTAAGCAAGAATTGAACTTGCAACCTTATGGTCCCAGGCCATACGCTCTGCCAGGTTGAGCTACTAGCTGATGGTTGCAGAAGTTGGATTTGAACCAACGACCTACGCGTTATGAGCGCGCCGAGCTACCGGACTGCTCCATTCTGCAATAAATTGGAGGCCAGGGAAGGATTCAAACCTTCATCTCCGCCGAGAGGGGGAACTATTGCGGGTTCTGCTTTAAACTACCTGGCCATTAAAAAGAACAAAAGATACCTATTACCAACCGGTAATTAAGTCAAGAACAATCTTGACACAAGCAAGGTCGGTAGTTTCCGCACAAGGCGCATTGCAGCTTGGTTCCAACGCAAACATCCTCAACCACGCCTTCTAATTGGGCTACCTTTTGACGCAACTCACTGTTCTCTCGCAGAATGGCTTTGATATGCCCGATGGCAATGTAGCCATGGAAATTCTCCCACCTGTCGTTCATCGCTTGCTTTTGGCTAGGGAGTTTTCTTGTTCAGCACGTTCAGCCGCAACCACCAACTCAGAACGGGGATTATTCTTGGCCGCGATCCGACGAGCCTTGTTTAGCTGGGCTAATCGTTTCTTGCGGCGAGGCTTCTCTTCCAGAAGCCAATAGTAGTAGGCGTTAGCGTTACGCTTCTTCTTGCGGAGCCCGGATTCTTTGATCTTCATTGAAGATAACCTCTATACTTTCTAAGCCCAAACACAAGAATAAAATGAAAACTAACTTGACTTTTAGTGAAAAATAGAGGATAGGTTACACGATGAAAAAAGAATTTTTGGTGGGTGATACGAACTGGAACTCGGATAAGCAATGCTTGGGGAACCTAAGCTGCCGGGACGCAGCGGCGTTTATCACCTCGTTTGGCAGCGCATTTCGGGCTATGGCTCTGGTCCAGCAATACCTTGGCTCTAAGGGAGTTATCGACCAATCCATCCGTATGCTTCAAGCCCAGTTGGATTACCTCAATGCCAAGGAGGTTGATGAGAAGCAATCAGAAGAGATCCTGAGCCGCACCCTCTCAACCATCGGCCAGGCTATGGCATGTTTGGGTATCCTGGACCCCAATAGTTCAGGTTGGTTGGCGGGGCGGTCCTTGCGGAAGATGATCGACGCCTCCAAGGAAGCCGGAGAGGAGAAGTTTGCCAACTCGGTTGTTCGCTTTAAAGTCCGCAATCTTGGAACCCCGATCAAGCCCAAGATCCAGATCGAAACCGAACTTACGCCCATGGCTAAGGAAGAGGTTGAGCAAGAACAGGCCAGTCCGAGTTTGTCCGAACAAAGTGCTCAAATTGCGGACAAGATCATTAGCGACGTGGTAGACCAAGTTAAGACAACCGAAGCTGACGGGAAGAGCTAAATGATCGCAGAACCTCCAGCACACCATGGAAAGGCGGATGTTGAGGTGCGCCACGGCAAGGCTTCGTGGTATTCCGACAAGCTGGCTGGCCATATCATGGCTAATGGTCATCCTTATAATCCAACTGAGCTTACGTGTGCCTCATGGGATTATCCAATGGGTGCAATTCTTCTTGTGGAGTCAGGTGGAGCTTTTGTCAGGGTTAAAGTGACCGACCGAGGGCCGAATCAGGACCTCTACGTTAAAGGACGGTTGTTGGATCTTTCCAAAGCTGCGTTTAGAGAGTTAGGCTATCTTGAACAAGGAGTTATAGAAGTAACCATTATCAGATTATGAATCTATCAGCAGAATCAAAGCAAGAGCTTTTTGTAGCCGCCATTACCGATGGGTGCAACGCCGCCCATAAGACTTCCTGGGACCACGGGTTCTGGGAGGGGTACGACGCAGACGAAACCAACTATAAACTTAGCCGCATTGCCTTGATGCACAGCGAGCTTTCCGAAGCCCTGCACGGAATCCGTAAGGGATTGATGGACGACCACCTACCCAATCGCTCAATGGAGATTTGCGAGATGGCAGATACCGTCATTCGGATCTTCGATTATTGCGGAGGCTACAACCTACCGCTTGGCGAGGTGATCCTAGAAAAGATGGCGTACAATAAGGGTCGGCCCTTTAAGCATGGAGATGTGACCTGATGTGCTGCTGGATTGCATGCGGTCCCGACCTTAGCTGGATGTGGGCCATGCCGTATGGTTGTATGGCTATTTACGAGAATTCACCTGCATGGGTTAGTTTAGACTCTTCACAACTATGACCCAAGAAGATATGGCCTATCGGTTTGGTGCGGAGCTTAGGCAGCTTCTAACCCACTACCGCAACGAATACCCAGACATGCTGGTTTGCAGCCAGGTAGGCATATTGAAGATGCTAACGGATTACCTGTCCATAGAAATGAACGATTCTATCGTCCACAAAAAAGATGTTGACAAACGTCTAGGTGGTTGATAGTCATCATTCCGTTTGCAAACATAATTAACAATCAAGTCATATGGCTCAAATCTATCCGTCCCCATCTATCTACACTTATCGAGTTCACGCCTTCGGTAAGCTCCAGATCCCGCCCGGTCCTCCGCCGAACGGTCCAGTCTTCTACGTCATCGAGTACAGCTCGAATAGCGGCAGCACCTGGAATCCGGCGTCCAACCAGCTGTTCAACAGCTTGCAAGATGCCTACCAGCAAATTGCCCAGCTCGTCAGCCAGGAAGCTACGTTCGCATCCCAGCAAACCTCGGTTAACCCGTTGGTTGGCCCGTATGTGGTCTATTCCTATCCTGTCTAACCTCAGGAGTAACCTCTAGTCCAAGCAGAGACGCCGACCCTCAAGGGGGTCGGTTTTTTTGCGCCCGCATTCCAACACCAGGTGCCAATATGGGCTTTTCTCTAGGATCTTGGCTGCCGCCTTCCAATCCACCTTTGGTAGCGGAGTATCTTTTAGCGCCTGTTCAAGTGGAGTCATTTTGCGCCTTATTGCTTGGGTTCCTTCTGGTGCATGAAGGATAGGTAATCCCAGACAGCTGATTCGTCAAAGTAAAACATAACCCTTCCGACACCCATCCATTCAGGTCTAAGCGCCTTCCAAACAGGCCAACGTCCAGGTTCATCTGGAACCTCAACCGCAACTTCTTCAACATAGGATGGATAGGGTTCCGGCCCCCTCATCCAAGCTATGAACCTAGCCGCCTCCAACAAGGTATCTTTATCGTAGCTCATGTTTGATCCCATTGACCTTTGTTGCCGATCTTAGCCTTTAGCTCATCAACTATCCTATAAGCCTTAGCAAGCTTTTCGCTATCTGAAGCCCTAGAGCACCGATCCAACTTCTTCTCAAGCTCCTCAATTCTCAACCTGGCGATTTCCGCACCATCCAAAAGCGCCTTATTATCATTCCTAAGGCTCTCAATCTCCCCAGTTGATACCACGGTAGCCATCGCTACCTTTGCGGGCTCAGAAATGGCCTTAGATTGGAAGCAAGACCCATCCGGCAACCCATCAATGATAGAATCCAGTCGCCCTACCAGATCAGGAACCACCCTTCGGTAGTACGCCACCTTAACAACTCCACTGGGCTTAGGACCTTTCTTTCTCATATGATATCTAAGTTGATATCTAAACAAATATCTAAATAGATATATAAGTCAACCAAAAACTAAACCAGGGGTACTAAAAATAGCGGGGGGGGCCTAAATAACCCAAAATCAATTTGCCATATGGCCTTGAGTGCAACCAGGGTCTTTCATCCGGCGGCCCTGCGCCGGGGGGTGGTGGTGGGTGCCGGGTGGTCTCAGGCAGCCGGCTCCCAAACCAGGTGCGCAGGCTACTTGCACATGAGTCTCAGTCTCAATAGGTTGCGCAAGCCGGCCGACCGAATGTTCCACGTGGAACATTTTTGTTGACCGTTTAGTCAACTATTCCAAATGAAGCAAAAAGCGTGCCACCCCCAACCAAATCGCTCCGTTTGGGATAGATGGCATAAGAATTGTCCCTGACGTTAGCTGGGTCCTAGTCTCAAGAAGGGCTGAGCAAGGTTTGTGCCAAACGAGAAAGAAAAGCGACTTGGCATAGAACTTGTTCTGAGAATAGAGTTGAGTTGCGGGTTGGGTTTGACTAGGGGAGATTACTTGTTAATAACGGTTATGTTGGGTTGCGCGCCCGGGCAGATCGAGCGGATTTGGCCTGGTTTTCTCCCTACTACTCTTGTTTGAGATAGAATTTTAATTCGTTGGAAACCAAGTAGTTAGCTGCTTATCGTTAGATTTATTTTGTCAAATCAATTTCGTTGTGACCCATTGGGGATGTTCGATTGATAGTTTCTCAGTGAGATCGCGACTAGCCTGACTGGTAAGGGTAGGTTTTCCGCGATCCGACTTGTTCAACCTGTAGACCGTGCCTCTTTCTTGAGGCTCGCAACGGTTCAGTGGACTGGCAAGGCGGGTCGATTCCCTCTTCTATGGGGGCGAATTTTCCGAGAGTATCCCAGTGATCGCATCCGGTAAAGCCTACTGCAAATCCGTAGGTTCTGAGAAGCGCCCCAAATCCGCACAGCAGCGGAGCAATAGGAGTAGCAAGACGTAATCCTGCAAGACGGTAATGGGCTCTTTCAAGACCCTCCGCCCGTCGTAAGCGCAGTATACCCGCTAAGCTATGGACCTAGTTGCGTTACGATAAGGTCTAGACCATAGGGCGAGCCGAGTCTCGCCGTTTCGCTAGTCTCACGCTCCAGGAGCGAAGTAGGGCGAAGCATGGAAAAGACGCAATCGGACAAGGAAAGAGGATAGGTGAGCGCAAAGGGAGTACCTTTGCCCAAGAGCAACTTCAGATGAAACAGAGTTGAGCCTGCTTTTTATAGCATGCGAAACTTAGCTTAATGAGACTTCATTCTCAATAAGGTTTCTAACTAGAGAAACGGCTTTGCCGTTTGCCCAAGTTGCCAGACTTATCTATTGGGTATCCGACACAAGTATTTTCCAGATTAGCTTTAAGCGAATCCTTAGAAGCCGATAACCCGAAAGGGTTTGAAAGCATTGGGACGGCGCAAATCTGTTTCAGAGAACCAATCAACCTAGGGGAAACTCTAGGACCAATAGTGCCTAAAGCATTAACTTGCAACGGACTACGATTGCGCAAACACACTACAGACCGAAAGGGTAGACGGACGGCGCAATTGGATTAAATTGAGAAAACTCTGAATTTGAGTGGTAAACCTCTAAGCATTAAACCCTTAGAGGCTGCACTTTCTCCGCATAGTAAGTGGGTTACAGCAAGCTTAACTTCTAAGTTTTGCCCTGCAAGACTTTGCGGAAAATAGGAGATTAGACACAATGGCTAAAAACCAAAAGAAAGTCATCACGCTCGCAACGTCTGAAATTGGAGCCATCGAGGCTTCGTTCCTTGCTGGGGTAATCACCCAAGAGGAACGCAATGCCAAGATCGCCCTGATCGAACAGAGGGAAGCGAGCAAACCGGCGGCACCGGAAGCGCCCAAGGGCGAAGTCAACGCAACGCATTCCAATGCGCCTGCTGAGACCAAACCCGAGACGCAACCGTCAGGCCCCAATTACACCCAAGACGAATTGACGGAATATCTGAATTCCATCGTCACGGGCAAGGCGTTGGACCATCCGGCGTTCAAGCAAAAAGTCAGTCTGTGCAACTTCACAGACGACGACAGGGCCAAGATCAAAGGTGCTCGGGCCAAGCACAAGGACATCTGCAAGATGGGAGCCACAAAGGCGGAAGCCCTGGCTCTCGTTAAGAAGATGGACATGACCGGAAAGCGCGAGTCGGCGAATGGAGTGGCGCATACGCTGCGCTTCCAAGACAGCAAGCTGAAGGAAGCCTTGCAGGAAGCAAGGGCGAAGGAGCGCGAGCTGCAAAAGCGCGGCATGGTGAAATTCCTAATCACGCCGGAAGAGAAGGCTTTGCTGCAAGCGCAGCGGGCCATCAATCAGAAGTAATTCTGATTCAAGGCTTAACAAGCCTTTTTAGCAAAGGGGATTGCTTCAAATCCCCTCTTGAACCTAGGCAAGTAGACCTAGGTAAACTAATTAAGCCCATAGCCTTAGCCGGTTGTGGGCTTGCTTTAGTTTATCTTCCGTAGGACCTGGAATAATGGATTCGGAACAATTCCAGGCTTAACTAAGCGGAGCCGACTAGACGAACTAAAAACTTATGCCATCCAACTTAGGACCGGATTACGAAGCTTCCGCATTCTGGGACGATTATTTCGCACAAATGCGCAACGAGACGGATTACATCGTCCAAACCGTCCGTTACTTCATCCAATGAGAAAAGCTTTGATTGTTGAGGTTCGGGATATGGACGGAAAGGTCATAACCCGCAAATGCATCGAGGTTCCGGTTGAAACAACCGAACTTGGCATTATCTCTTTTTCAGTTCCAAGTGAACCGATTAGCTTCATCAAATTGAAGCCTTAGAATTTCACGCAATTCGTCGCTAGACGAACTTATTGGGGTTTGCGACCCCTTGACTCTGCACAAGTCATCCAAGAAAAAGATTGCCGGGCAGGTCGCCCATGGTTTCAAGAGCGTACCTGTGCAGAGGGTTTCTTTATTGAAACCTAAAGGTTTGGATCTGTCCGGCACCCAATTTCCTTCGGGCTTCAGCCGCCCGGCATGAAGCATATCCGGGATTATGAGAGCAAGCATCCCGTCTTTGGGATGGTACAACCCAGAGCATTTGCGGTTGGCGATGGTGAAACGTCTATTACGGATGGCCGCCGAAACGACCCGATAACCGGATAGGATAGCTCCCCACAACGACTCGGGTCTAATAAATCCTAGTTGTTGTGGCCAATTTAGTTATGAATCCAGAACAAGTTAAGTCTGAGATTATTAAGATTATAAAGGCCAATGACGGCAATAGCTGGGAAACGATTCAGATTATCGTGCTCCAAAAGCTTGGCGTTATGCCGCTGACCGATCAACTTCAGGCAATGTGGATGGATTACATTTTCAATGGCAACTGAAATCAAAAAACCTAGAGCGGTAAGGATTTACCTTACTTATGCCGGATGGAAAGCAGGCATCAAGCGGGAGTTCAACTCCATCATGCTGCCTTTAATCGGCAAGACCATTGGGGATTGCGAGTTTGAGACCCATGGTTGCGCAATTCGGTTTTATGGTGATAAGGATATTGCCGGAGCCATGCTAACCATGGACGGCAAGGATTTCTGCCCGCTCGGCGAATGGGACGGATCGGCTGGAGAGGTTATCGTCGATCCGATTGATAACAGGCTGGATACTACCCAACCAGGGCAATAATAATCTGAGGTTTCCCTAGATAAAAATCAGGACGACTAGCGGTGGGCAGCGACGTACAGCCTAAGCCGCAGGAGTGGTTATCTCCAGGCAAGTCGGCAGACGAGACCTGGGTGGTCCTGATTCCTCGTTCAATTTACTTCAAATGAAACTTTACAATCTACACACCAACGGCTACGGAGAAAACTGGATGGTGTGTGCTGAGAGTCGTGAGGCGGCAGCAGAAGCGTTTAGGAATGAACTCAGGACAGACTGCCAGCGCCAGGTGGAGTTTTTCCAGGCCGATTATGAAAAGAATAAGTGGCCGAAAGGCGACGAGTATCGTCTCCGTATGCGCAGCTTTTGTTCGACCCGCGACCGGGGACTTGAACTGGTAGACAAAGCCATGGCGGGGTTGCCTCCCTACGAAGGGGCAAGCTCAAATGCTCAGATCGACGAACTCGACCCCGGTGTCTGCATCATGTCGGAGATTTGCTAAATGAAACCTCACTGGCTATTGGCAGCAGAAACGCTTAGTTCCGTCCTTGGAATCATGCTTTACGTCTTAGTATCCCTAGTCGTATCAGCATGGGGGGCATGTATGGCTGCCGATGGCAAGACATGGGCTATGTGGCTGATTGCGGCGTGGTTTATCGGCACTATCTACCTTGCCCTGGCTTTGCTATGAAGCTTGATCGTTCGTCAGAGGTAGGAAGTTTGCTGGCTATGATTGAGCGCAAGGCTCCTTTGTTTATGCGGGCTGGTGGCTTAAGCACAAGCAGGGAGCGGCGGCTATGAGGTATCGCGCAGCGCATTACTAAGCTGCTCTATCGGATTCAATTTCCAGATGAAACAAGAGAAGCTTTGGTTAATTAATGGACAACTTTATGTAGCGGCTGATTCCATCGAATCTGCCATCAAAACGTTTGATATCGAATATAGCGACCTTGAGATACACGAGATCAAACTAATCGGTCGCGTTGTAATCTAATTCCCCCGAGTAAACAACCCCGCTCTATCTTAGGTGGACGGGTTTAATTTCTAGACATGAGCAAACTTGCGTTATTTGAGGGAACATCCAGACCAAAGTCCAGGCTGATAATGGTTGGCTCAAGAAAAGATGTCACAAAACGCAAGCGAGAAAGAGCAACCAGCAAGAGCCGAATGAAATCTATTAAATTCTGGCTAGTGGAAGTTTCTGATAAAACACCAGACTCAGATATTGGAAAGAACCAGGCTTCCTGGATGTGGCCGAAAAAGGAATTTTATGCATCTCATTAACTCAGATCAAGTTAGGATTTATGCTCTCATCGCAGCACTGGTGACTTTCTGGTTGCTGCTCTCCATCCCAACCAAGATGAAGCCGCACGAGAATGTGATCGGCTCATTCATACTAGCTGTTGCTTTCGGTTGGTTGCTTTGGCCGATGGCTTTGATCGCCCTTATCAGAAGCAAGCGCAGATGAATACCCGGATGGGGTTGGGTAGATCGTCAGGGGCCGAGGCCCTGCTGAGGATGATCGAACACAAAGCACCGCTGCTAATGAAAGCAGGGTCCCTTGTTCGACTCAACTCAGAGTCAAGGCCCAGATCAACCCCGGAAGAGCGGGAAGAGATCAAGGCTATGCTTTGGAATGGGCTTAAGCCTGCTGCCATTGCAAAAGCAAAGAATAGATCCTACGACTTTGTTATCAGAATCACAAGACCCTACAGAAAGGCAGCTTAAGATGAATACCCTGGTTATTATTTTCGTTTTGGGAATGGCTAAACCCGCTGGGCCTGCTCCGCATGGACCTAAACCAATAGGCCCTGCACGGCCTACGGTTCATGCGCCATGCAGGCCGCACAGAAAGTAGCCATGGAAATCAACGGCACAGCAGCTTTCAGGCATAACCTGGAACTATTCAATCAGCTTCAAGAGACTTGCGATAGCCTTAACCGGCAAGTACAGAAGCAACATAAGTACCATAAGGCACTTACGCTAATAGCCCTAGCTCCAGTTGGAGATTCGGAAAATATGAGGAAGGTTGCAAAAGAAGCCCTAAAATTATGAAGACCCACCTAATTCGCCTCTCCCCGCGAGGGTTCTGCAAAGAAACGAAGGCTTGCATGGAAGGCGTTAAGTTCGCCTTGAAGCATGAAACCATGGCGGAGGTATGGAACAACTGCCAGCGGGTTGATTGGATGATTTGGATTCTAAACGCCATAGATTCCCCAATGGATGACAAGGTGGCCAGGCTTTATGCGGTTTGGTGTGCCAGAAATACGCCATTGGGCGATGGCAGAACCACGTCTGCGCTATTAACGGACCCAAGAAGCCTTGAAGCGCTGCGGGTTGCTGAAGAGTTTGTCCATGGCAGAGCAACTAGGGAAGAACTGGATGCTGCGGATGCTGCTGCGTGTGCTGCTGCGTATGCTGCTGCGAATGATGCTGCGTATGCTGCGTATGCTGCTGCGAATGCTGCTGCGTATGCTGCGAATGCTGTGTATGCTGCTGCGTATGCTGCGTATGCTGCTGCGCATGCTGTGAATGCTGCTGCGGATGCTGCGGATGCTGCGGATGCTGCGTATGCTGCTGCGTATGCTGCTGCGTATGCTGCTGCGAATGCTGCGAATGCTGCTGCGAGGAGCGCACAATGCGACCAGCTTCGTTTGGTGGTTAGAAATCCTTTCATTGAGTCATGACCATTGCAGTAAGCCGCAGGAAAAACAGCCCAGGCACTACTTTCGTAACTATGGCTGGAGATAATTTTGAGATTCACGAACATCTCTACAGCCAAAGAGAGGTTAAAGAGATGGCTAAAATCTTCCGTGAGGCTGCCGAAATCCTTGACCCCGAAGACCCAACCCTAGACCCCAACTACCGGCATACCGGAAACTAATCTCTTATGAAAAAAGAATTGCTTATCCTCTCGCCCAAGGAATTTTGCCGGGCCACGCAAGCTTGCGCCGATGGAGCCAAGTTCGCTCTAGGGTACAAAACGATGGGGGAAGTCTGGGCGAACTGCCAGCGGGTTGATTGGATGATTTGGATTCTAAACGCCATCGCCGCTCCGCCGGACGAGAAAGCCTGCCGTCTGTATATGGTTTGGTGTGCCCGTAACACGCCATTGGCCAACGGGAAGACAACCGAATCGCTTTTGACCGATAAGCGTTCCCTTAACGCATTGGTTGTGGCTGAACGCTACGCCAATGGAGCCGCCACCGCGACGGAACTGGCTGCTGCGTGGGATGCTGCGTATGCTGCTGCGAATGATGCTGCGTATGCTGCGTATGCTGCTGCGAATGCTGCTGCGCATGCTGCGTGGGCTGCTGCGAATGCTGCGGATGCTGTGTATGCTGCTGCGAATGCTGCTGCGAATGCTGCGTGGGCTGCTGCGAATGCTGCGTGGGCTGCTGCGTATGCTGCGTATGCTGCGTATGCTGCTGCGAATGCTGCTGCGTATGCTGCTGCGAATGCTGCGAATGCTGCTGCGAGGAGCGCACAATGCGACCAGCTTCGTAAGGTTGTTTCCAATCATTTTATCTAATTTTATGGCATCCAAAATCCTCCCCTGCAATTGCAAGCACGAGTTCCAGGACAAAGTTCACGGACCCAACAAGCGGGTCCACAACAAGATGCGGTCGAGTAAGGGCCAGAAGGTTCAATGGCGCTGCTCGGTCTGCCGCAAGGAAATTGAATCCAACTAACCAACTATGGCTACCAAAGCACAAGGCCGTCAATCCAAGAAGAAAGATGGCTTCTTCAAGGAGCAGTTCCATATCACCCAAGCCAACAAGCTTCGGCGTGAGTTGGCCCGGAAGAAGAAAGCCCTCAAGCGCAAGCCCAAGCAAGCTTTGCTTCAGGCTACTCGGAAGGCCAGGAGAATCCGCAGGAAGGCCATCAGGGAGGCTCGCGAGATCGAGCGCAAGCTGAACCATGCCAAGCCCACACAAACGCCGGCAACCCCGGTTAACGTGGCAGAGCAAGCAATCCCAACGTGAAGAACGAATTGGTGGTAGCTAAGCTCAGGTCTATCCTGGACGATCACAACCCCTGCCGCATTGCCAAGCTGCCGGACGGAGGGGTAAGCTGCGCAGGTAAAGCCAACGGGCTTCGGCCTTGCTGCACCGGCTGCAAGTTCCTGACCGTAAATGGCTGTGGCGTTCGGGGTGGTTCGGTTTCTTGCATGTTCTACTTCTGCGAGGATTCGTGGAACAACCTGCCCCTGGAAGTCCAGCTTCAAGTCAGGGAGCTTCTCCAGCACTACAACGGGGAGCTAAGATTTCGGCATGATGGCCATTTGCTAAGAAAATCCAGCGGTAGCAACTACCTTGCTGGTCCGCACAGGCCCTACAACATTACATCACCAGAAATGGCCAGGAAGATATACGACGCTTTCAATCGAATTCAACATGAAATCAAAACTGCCTGATCCCAAAGTGTTTATGCTTGCCGCTTCATTGGTTGATATTGGAGAAATCCATGTTGGATGTTGCAAGGCCCTAGACCGAGCTGGCTATTGGATGAGGCGCGAAACCAACACCGAGTATGAGTTTCTCAGGAAGATGTTTAGGCCCAGCTACGCCGCTCCTTATTGGTGGCCATACTACGAGAGCGTGTTGACGCGTCGTTTTAACCTGGCAACAGAAATAACCCCCCGAATCATTGCGCTCGTCCTCTGCGCCGAGATTGCCAAGGATATGAGGAAGGTGGCTCGATTAAGGAGCAACGGTGGCTGGCGATATAATAGAACAACACGGTGCTGGATCTTCCACGAATTAACCAAAGCCGAGCGCCAACTGCTCAGTCAATACCCGGCAATTAAATGACCCAAGAGACTGATGGGACCAGCTTTGGCCTGAGGTTGGCGCTTAAGTTCTTGTCTCTTCCATACCATAACCAGCTTATGGTTGCATCCTCGCTTCAGCTTGTTCAGCAGGGAGATGAGAATCTAACCGACCAGGAGTTCAGGAAGTTGGTGTTCCGTCGAGCCGGACAGGAAGGCAAGCAAGAGAAACTGCTTTCGATGGTAAACATGATGCTAGATGACTAATTCATGACCTCGTTCAACCCGTTCAGCTTCAATCACGAGCGATACACCTATTCCATCGTAGTCAACGGCGAGCGGATTGGCGAGCTATGCTTTGCCAAGGCTCTTACCCAAGAGCTTAAGGACATGGTGGCCAATGCGGTGCGTCATGCCACCGAACCAGACGACAACGTTTGCATTGAGATCCAAGAAGACACCAACCCGAAACCAGAACGATTTATCAACCTGTACGAACGCTACATGGGTAAGGGCGTTCACGAATACGAGAGGGTAACATGAATAAAGGCGTTCAATACTTCCTGCTAATCATAATTATGTGGGTTTTTCAGACCATCGTAAAGGTTATTGTCTGGGCGGTATTCTTGTTATTGCTCATTACCCTCTCGTGGCTGGCTTGGCACCACTTCTTCCATTGGAGCCCGGCATGAACCCAACCCCAGGTCAGCCCCCAGCCACACAATCCACCGAGTCCTACGCCCAAATGTGGAAGGATTACAAACAAACCACTTGCGGCCAGGATCTTGGTTGGGGTTGGTTGGTTATGACCAGAACAGGAGCCATACGACAATGAGATACGCTGACGAACGTGGAACGGGATTCTACGAGCTTAACCCGTTTCCTGGTTGCAACCAGATAGTAGTAAGCAACCACGCTTTCATTTATCCTGCCTACAGAAACGGCGGCTGGGACGGAAAGAAGTACGGCCAGCTTCAACATAAAGAAAGGCTTCGCAATAGCGAGCCTTGGATATGACTACGCCCTGTCAACCGTGCGGGCTGACAATCTAGCGCAAATCCATATCGTTGAGAAGATGGGGTGGAAGAAGTTGGATGAATTTGTTTCAACCGGAACAGGAGCAACGGTTTGCTTATACGGACGAAAAGTAGATCACGTAATGGATTAATATGAAACACATCCTAGTCGCAGCGGTTATCCTGCTAGTTGTGCTTACCTATCTAGCCTTGTGCTATAGATTTAGCGGATGGTTGGACGGCAATGATGATGACTTCCGTGAACCATGAGGATCTTCCTTTGCTACCTAGCTGGAGCCATCCTGATGGATCTTCTAGGCGCAGGGCTCGGCTATGCCTTTGAGCGGTGGTCACGACCCAAGCCCTCAATAAACCAATCTCTACACCATGAATAATTCTAACCTCGTATTCTGTTATGGCAGCCTGAAGCAAGGCTATTGGAACTTTGATCGGTACTTGCTGAACAAGTCGCGGTTCGTTGGCTCCGCCATCACCGCAACTCCGGAATATACCCTGGTTAACATGGGGTCGTATCCTGGGGTTGTATCGGGCGGAAAGACTACCATCATTGGAGAAGTATTTGAGGTAGACGACAACGTCCTATCCAGGCTGGATAAGCTGGAGGGCCACCCCAACTGGTACAAGCGCCACCCTATCTCCGTCAAGCTGGAGAGCGGTGAGATCGTCCACGCCGAGATGTATATGCAGGATGGAGAGAAGTTTAAGTACGACCTTCATCAAGTCATTACGTCAGGTGAGTGGGTCGGAATCAAGCTACCGTCATACCATGAATTAGGGGCCTTATGCACGTCTTAATCCTGGTAGTTGGCTCCATGATCCTGTCTGGCATCATCATAACTTTGGCCTACAAGTTTCCGCCAACCCAAGCCAACCCCGTTAGCTATGACGGCCACCCTCCCTACGGGTACGACGACTAATGCGTTCCTGGGGTATGGATTGAGTAAATCAAAGGACTCCATATTCTCGGTAAAGCTTTGCACGGAATGCGCAGGCTTTACTTGGGAAAATGCCAGGGCTCGTCACCACGGATTTACTGTGGAGCACAAGCCATGCGCTTATCATTACGCCTTACGCTGCCAAAAACAAATATCACCATGAGCATATCATTAGCACAAATCAAATCCGCCGCAAAGAAACGCGGTGTTCGTCTACCCAAGATCCTCCAAAAGGATTACCCACCGGAAACCCTGTTCTTCTTTCTTCACCACGGCGGGTTCGCCGAGAGTGTCAGTTGCTCGGGATTCTTCGAACGGCTTCTATATGTGCTGAGCGATAAACCCAAGAATGAACTGAAGGACAGAATCCGGCTCATGCGTCCGGTTGTCGGTCTTTCTATCGGGATTAAAGGGCTCCTAAAGTACGCCGAAGAATATGGCATCAACAATATCTCTAAAGACGAACAAGAGAGGTGCATTTTAGCATGGAAGAAATCCAACGACTACCGGGCGAAAAGACTCCCGTTCACCCTGGAAAAAGGAATCAAGTGGACATACCGTAAGCGTAAGTCCCGCAATTAATTTACGGAAAGCAAGTCCCAAGGAACTTCACCCATATACTGCTATGAACGCAGCGCGAGGGTGTACGCCCTAATCTAGAGACCTCGGTGGGTTATGGCAATCCCGCCCTAGACAAGCTCTGGAGCTTTCCGCCCTTTTATCCTAAACAAAACCAAATGAAAATACTCTGGAAATGCCTGCTAGCTGACATGAAATCTCAGCACGGAAATACTACCTGGACGGTGGATGGATGGAAGCACCTCACTAGCCGGCCCAAGCTTTGCTCGGTTGGATTTCACGCCTCGCCAACCCCACTTGAAGCTATCAGCAACGTTAAACCCGGCTTTATCGCCAAGGTTGAGGTTGATGGATTGAGTGTGTATGGCGATGATAAATCCTGCCACCAATCTATGAGGGTAATCCAAGCCTGGGAATGGACCAAGGAAGACTCGGTAGCTCTGGCTATCTTTGGGGCTGAGCTTGTTATCGAAATCTTCGAGAGCAAATACCCGGATGACAAACGTCCGCGAACGGCTATTGAAGCAGCCAAAGCCTACCTGGAGCGACCATGTAAAGAGACTGCGCATGCTGTGAATGCTGCTGCGCATGCTGTGAAGGCTGCGAATGCTGCTGCGTATGCTGCGTATGCTGCGGATGCTGCGTATGCTGCGTATGCTGCTGCGAATGCTGTGTATGCTGCTGCGTGTGCTGCTGCGGATGCTGCTGCGAATGCTGTGAAGGCTGCGAATGCTGCTGCGAATGCTGCTGCGTATGCTGCTGCGAATGCTGCGTATGCTGCGTATGCTGCTGCGGATGCTGCGGATGCTGCTGCGAATGCTGCGTATGCTGCTGCGAATGCTGCTGCGTATGCTGCTGCGTGTGCTGCTGCGCGAAAAACCATACTGGATAAGTGCAACGCATTTATTATAAGTCGCTTAGAGGATAAGGGTTAATTTATTTTACGCGAGATAGCTTAAGAGAAAGCACCGGCCCTCTAAACCGGAGTATCGAGAGGTGAAATGCCTCCGTCTCGCACCAATTTGGTTTGTGGCGGAATTAGTAGACGCAACTGGACACAATCCGGGTGCTGGGCAGATGTGTCTGCCTGGCGTGAGGGTGGTTACGAATCCCTCCAAGCCAATTCAATTTCCTTGGGCAGCAGCTGGTAAATTCCAGAAGAAGCTACCTTTGGCAAACGCTATCGCAGGGACGTATCCCTCGGTTCATGGGGCCTGGCGACAAGGGGCTCCACCAATTTAAAAACGTCAGTTCTGCAACTATGATCCAATTAGAAACTACCCTCGGGCTAGATCCCGAACTCATTTTGGTAGACTCGTTTACCAACAAACCCGTCTCAGCCATGCTGGTATTAGGCCAAGACAAACACGACCCCATTGACCTTGGGGATGGAGTTAAGTGTTACGCCGATAACGTATTGATCGAGGCATCCATGCCTCCGTCTCTTACCATTGACGGAGCTGTAACCCAAGTAGGCAACGCCTTCGAGAAGATCCAGAAGATGCTCGGAACTGGCTACAGGCTATTGCCACAAGCTTCTGCAATCTACGAGGATAAGCATTTGGTCAAGGTCCCTCCAAAGACCCCTCGCTACGATACGGAAGGAAGACCGGTGATGATGGACCCATGGGAAACCGGGTGCAATCCTAACCACAACGCTTATACCTTCGGCCAAAACAAACCGGCTAAGTTCATGGACGGGATGAGAACGGGATCATTCCATATCCATATCGGGGACCGGGATTGCATGACGCGAGGGGACTCACCTATCGCCGGGCTGCGAGCCAAGGCCATGGCGGTTATGCTGATGGATGTGTTTGTGGGTTGCGGGATTACGCTTATCGAGGACGACCCAACCTCTTCAGCCAGAAGGCGTTACTACGGTAGGGCTGGGGAATACAGACCAACCGATTACGGGTTTGAGTACCGGGTATTGGGGAACTGGGCTCTCCGTTCTCCCCAGACAGTCAGGCTGGCCTACCAACTGGCAGACCACGCCATGAGTTATATCCGCAATGGAACCGCCAAAGAACTCCTTGAGAAGTGCGGGCCGTTCTTGGTGCAGAAAGCCATCAATGTTAATTCCAAGGCGTTGGCCAGGGCCGTATTGGACAGAGCCGGATTGCCGGATGATCTTATGGTCAAGCTCAACACCAGCTATCAACCCGATCTGTACGAAGATTGGGGTATGTACGATTGGCTTTTATGATTGACTCGCCCACAGGCCCCAACGCCTTTCAACCCATTGAAGGCCCACCGGAACCGTTTCACACCATGCCCATCGTCCCAGAGGTTATGGACTACGGGTTGTTCTTCATGCTCCTTTCACTTGGTATATTCATCTCATCTCGCTACTTAAAATGGAAACGACAACACAACCAGAAGCCGTGATTGATTCCGGCACAACAACCAGCCTCGTGCTGGTTGACAACCAGAACCGAGGCGTATTAATCGAGGGCCGCAATTACGGCATCGGTTATGCCTTCTGCAAAAAGAAGGGCAACGAACTCCACACCATCCAGCCCATCTCGCCGTGCAAAGACTACTTGAACGATTGGGTCTACACCGAGAAGACCGGTAAGCCTTATGGCAAATGGGGGCTGTGGTGCCCGGCCAAGGCCGATCTGTTCGATGATGGCACGGTATGGTTGGCGTACAAGGTGTGCGGCAAGGGGGCTCGCAGCCCTATGCCTTATGCCCAAATGCCAAGAGACCTGAAGGCCATCGACGCCAACTGGCGGAACGTCCAAATGATGCTCAACTTCTTCGAGGGAAAATTGGCTGGGGTCCTCAAGCCTACCGTGATCCACAAGTTGGCAGACAACCTGTACGTCGCGGAGGCGGATACCTTCTGGATCAAGTGGACCTATCTCATCTCGATTTACTCTCTCCTCATCAGGAATGCCATCTATTGGGACGGAAACGGGTCGCCAATGGACTTTCTTGAGAAGGTGGATGGGTATGACGCCGACATGCTGGTTGGCCAGGATAAGGCCCTAGAACGCTTCCAACGCATCCTGGATGGAGAGTTGCCGGATGATGATTGGAGCAAGCCATGTTCGTGGCATGATGAAGGCATCATGGACTTTCATTTCCCAGCCAAGACCAAGAAGAAATCTAAACTCGTTACCGCATGACAACCGAGGTAGAAACGCCGGTTAAAGAGGCTCCGGCCCAACCCAAAACTCCCCGCTTAACCAACCCCAGGATCTTCGTGGTTGGGGGATATGACAACTACGCCTCATGGATGCAAGGCACCGTCTGCCATCATCTTGCGGAAGCGGATCTGGTGGTCTTTACGGGCGGCGCTGACATCAGCCCCAACCTCTACCATGACCAAGCCCATCCCGCAACCTGCTGCAACTCTTCAAGAGATAGGGAAGAGATCGAGCAATTCGATTATGCTCAACTACTTGGGAAACCAATTGTCGGCATCTGCCGTGGGGCTCAATTGATGTGCGCGCTGGCGGGGGGGAAACTTATTCAGCACCAAGAAAACAACCATCCCCATAAGATGTTCACCAACGAACCGGGCAACCCGCTCAGGAAGAATATCGAGATTACAGTGGGCGGGGATCACCATCAGGCCCAGTACCCATGGGGATTGCCGCTGGAAGATTGGGATCTCTACGGCTATTCCAGGGGTGCGAGTAGGTTCCATTACTCAGGCGGAGGATATGAGATGATTAGCGATCACGACGCCTCTGCTATCGTTGAGGTTGAGATTGCCTACTACCGAAAGATCAACGCTTTAGCCATCCAATCCCATCCCGAGTGGGTGGCCAATCCAGACAATAGCGCCGAGGTAAACTATTGCAGAACCCTCCTGCGCCGACTCCTTCAAGGAAATCTATAATATGCTCTCACAAAAAATCTGGTTGGGTTTCAGAAACCTGGCCCCGGAGTTTCTTGTTCAAAACGGAAGCCTTGTCTCCATAAGCAAGACGGCATTCCCGTCCATCACGCCGCTCGGACAAGGTATCATCAAACAGTACGGAGCCATCCACCTCTCAAGCATGACCTCTGTTCCGGGGACGGATAAGTCGGATATAACGATATGGAGGCCCCTTGACTACATCCCGGACGGGTATGGTGCATATGCCTCAGAAAATCCACCACCCACCCTTGCCATTGACCCAGACGCAACCAAACCGGCAGATCAAAGGGTTTGGGCTCTGACCCACTTCATTCCGGGATTAAACGACAACCAAGAAATTATTGAGGGGGATGTAATTACCTTTGATGAAGACATCCTGCCATGGCAAGTGGATGACTCCTATTATACTTTGCAAGCAGTCAATAACAAGACTGCGTTCAAGTCTCAATGGGAATGTAAAAGCTTTAAGGAAGTATACAATGATCTCGGGCTTAAGTTCCGGGCCTGGTGCCTTTATGATTGGAACGCAAAGGAAAGCGGCAAACCTAAATGGCCGAGATCAATCGGCAACGACAACTTCGCCAAAGAGTTACGACTTCCTTAATCAAACCTACCTGCCATAATTGCCGGGATTATGGCGGTTAACAAACCCCGGTTCTAGCTAGAAATCCGAAAGGGAATAATCAGAATGAAACAAGTTATCAAAAACGCCAGCGGTTCATACTTCGTGGACGGCCAGGGCTTCAACGCAATCAAAGCAAACGCCACGGTCTTTACCGAGGCTTCAATCGTGGCTGAGAAAATCGCCTGCGCCAAGTCCTTCGGGGTTCTGGCCGTAGCCGAAGACCTTCCGCCTCCGGTCCTGAAGTCCGGCATCGTCTCCAAGCTCGCGGCGTTGGCTGGAAGCATTGCTGGGATCATCTCCGATCTGCGCGGCCTTACCGCCGACGGGTTGGATGCTGAATCCTCCATCGCGGATGAACAAGCGACCGACAACGCCAACAGCCAGTCCGTCAAACCGGTTGCGGTTAGCAAGTTCAATCCGACTGCGGCGCAGCAAGCTCGCATCGACAGCCAGAACTTCTCTTTCGGAATCAAATTCACGCGCAGCCGTGCGCTGAAGGAAGTTCGGACGACGAGTGGCTGGAAAGCGGTGGACAATGCCACTGTGGCGACCAGCGCCCGGTACTTCGGCACCTACGCCGAAGCCGAGACGCATGCCAAGCGGTACGTGGTGATCGAGAAGCACAAGAGCTTCGAAATCTTCACGGCTACGGGCATCGCCCCCAATGCGTGGGTGAACGAAGCCACGGGCAAGACCAATCCGGTCATCGGCCTCAAGCGGACCAACCGCTAAAGCTTGGGGAGGCGATTGCCTGCAAGGCTTAGCCTCCTTAATTAAGTTAAGAAGCATGAGCAAAGTAACAAAACAATCTGTTCTTGGCAAACTACTTAAGATTCTGGATCTCGTTAACGAGGCACGCCACAATCTTACCGTACTTGGCTTGGATGGATTAGGAAATCAGGCCCCGGCGCAAGCCGAGGTGGAGGTTCAAGTTAAACCGCGCAAGTACCTTCCGACTCCTGCCCAGCAGAAGCGGATCGAAAAGCAGAGGTTTAGCTGGGGCATCCGGTTCAAGCGAAGCAAGAAGATCGACGAAATTCGCACCAAGGACGGTTGGGCTCGCAAGTCCGGCTCCTTCCGAGTCTCGGATCGTCTCTTCGGAACCCGCGACGAGGCCCGCATCCACGCAAAACGCTACCTTAAGATCGAAGGGCATAAGTCCTTTGAGGTCTACAAGGTGAGCAAGCGCCCGAATGCCTGGGTCAACCAGAAGACCGGTAAGACTAATCCCGTGATCGGGATGGGTCGGACCAATCGTTGAGGCTTTAGCCCACCGATCAATTTGGAGGCATGCGCTGCACCGCATGGCCTCCAAACTATTTTAACCCGTTTATACCATGCCAGAACCAATTGAACAAGAAATCGAAAACGATCCAGCCGAGATCCATTACGAGCTAACGGATGATGATATTGCCGAGATCGAGGCTAATGTTGGGGCAGAACTAGAGGAGGAAGATATGGCGACTAAACATAAGAAAAATAAACCAAAAGAAGAACAAGTTGTAGTAGCTGAAGAAGTTAAGGTTTTGAAGCCAAAAAAGAAAGATTTGGATGTTAAGACCCAGAAAACTATCTTCGGCCATATCATACCCACATCTACCATCGAGGAGTGGTCGTACAAAAACCCGCTTGGCTGGCATCACAGATCGGAAGATCACCTACTCAAATCATACTATGCCAAGTGCGAACTTAGCGGGCTTTGGACCGACAAGGCGAAGATGGGTAAAACCATTGACGGTTTGTTTGTTTCGAAAGCGGAAGCAGAAAAGGCCGGACTAGGTGAGTGCTGCTTTTCTAATGTATGGATGAGGAGGGAGGCGTTGGATCTTGAGGTAAGGATTGGGGAGAATGCGGAAATGAAACGCGCCTCATCGGTGAAGGCAAGGGACATGGGTATTTCATTTCAGAAGTGCGGATTGAGCGGCGAGCTATTCTATGGCCACACAATGATTAAAATCCATACCAATAACCCGCTCTACGCCAATCCGATTGCATATCATACCCTG